AATATAATATTTTTTATATAAAACATAAACAAATAATATCAAAATTGTAAATAAAATAAAGTATTTCATAAATATTGTGTGATCTGCATATTTATCTCCATAATATCTATTAATTTCAACCATTCTCATCTTGGCATTATTCTCTTCATTTAATTTTTGCATCTTTATAGCGGAATTTTTCAATTCTTCTTCCACAATATTAATTGCCATCAGTTGTTCTTGAATAGTATTTTTCGTAGAAGATACATTATGCTTATAAAAATTATATGTTTGATTTAGTTGTTTATATAAATTAATACGTAATGCTGATAATTCTGTAATATTCTTCATAAACATTGTCTCATCTTCAGCAGATAATGTTTCATTTGCTATACCTATTTCGAGTTGTTTATAATAATCTCCTTCCATTTCTTGTAACACAGCAATTGCCTTTAATGTTTCAGTTTGCTTTTCTTCAACATCATTTCCTACAATTTCACCTAACGTGTTGTCAGAGACGCCCATTCCAATTGTAGCAGGATAGGTTGAAACAGGACATAAAGCAGTTCCATTGTTGATTGTTGACATATTTACATCACTTGCATTATTATTATAAGGCGCGCAGTTATTATTGTTTATTGACCACCAAAAACCATTATCTGTACAAGAATTGCAATCAAAATATTCACTACTCGCATTTTGGTTGACTCCGGACATATTATTATAAATACAGATAATTATACTATTATTTCGGTGCAATACTCAATTTTCGAATAACATATATAAAGAAAGTAAGAGTCAATAATGCTAAAATAATCCACATAATATAAGAATAGTTTGATTGTAGAACACTTACCTGACTATTTGTTAATATATTATTAATATTTCCGTTATCATTATTAACCGCATTTTTATATTTTTTATTAATAGATTTATACATTGACAAGTTTTTATCCATTATATCTTTATCGACATCCATTTGTGTATTCATGTTTGTATTTAAATTCATAAAGCTTGTCAACTGATCATATATTTTACTAGATGCCCCTGATAATGTCTGCTGTGAATCATTTCTCGCGTTTAATGCGCTAGCATTGACTTCTCCTAATTTACATAAAGTATCCGGAGTCATATCATTTCCAGTTAGGTTATAAGCATTCCAATCTACAGAAGTTATATTGTTAACTGCAACTGGACAACTACTATTGAGGTTAGCCAATTCTGGTTCTCTCATATATAAGTCATAATTTGGTATTGGATATAGAGCTGCTGTTAACTTACTCGGTCCATACATGTCTGTTGTTTTTGTCCAACAAGTACCACTTTCATTTGCGAATATAAATCCACCACATTTATTATCTGTATTACAAACATTCATACAATTCTCAACTGTTGTACTATCAACCTTAGTAATGTCATTTCCTGGACTATCAAAATTTTGTAATCGATCATAGGTCGTTCCTGGCACAACCATAGAAGATGGATATGGAGATAATTCATTATTTTCATTGATATGACCTATTTTTCCCATGAGACTTATATCTCCTTTCTCATTCAATTCATATACAGAATTTACATTACTTACTCCATATTCATTTCCACCTATTATAGTCGACCCACCACGAGGACCATAACGTGTTGCTTTTGATAAATCATCGCTCACAAAACATTGTGCTGTATTTGGATCTCCATTTAGTATATCCTGTACTGCAAAAAGTTCGTGACCGAATTGTTGAGCATATTGTTTACATGTTTCAACAGAATAAGATTGTGTCATCGGTGGAGAATAACTTGTCACTACAGTACTATAAAACCAATTTCCATTAGTATTAAATAACAGTTCATTTGTATTTACATCTATAAAACTCAATAAGAATCCAGCTGGACCCCCACCATTCAAAGCATTCACTTCTATCACATTTTTTCCAGGATTTATCGTAACGGTAAACCCAGTATCTCCATTGCCTCCCCATCCACCAGCAATTGCCATTGATCTTCCACCTGTATCGACGCTTGAACCGTTCACTTTCATAGTACAATAATCATCAGCCATACCGAATATTTTGGCAGTAGTATTATTACAACTAGATGCACCATTACAATTATAATTGAAAGGGTATACGAACAATACAGGAGCGGTATTATTAGTTGGTGCATCATATGCCGCATTTTCTGTATACCATATCCATTGAGCAGTTGAATCAATATAATCAGAAGAACCCCATGGACTACAACCAAAATTACCTGCTATAAATACAGGTTTATACACGCCAGTATAATTATTTTCATCTATTTCACCAGTACTACTCATTGCTCTATCCTGGTCATCTTTATAACAACCCATATAAGTAGAAGTAGTTCCATTTTCATCAATTGCATAGATTGCATTTGTCCATCCACCTCCATAAACATTTCCATCACTTGCTTTAACACAACTAGGTTGATATGTTCCATATTTTGCATAATTATCAGTCTCATCACCAAGCGCGCATTTTGCCTTTCCAGTTGCTTCATTCGTTTGTTGTAATCCAAAATATGGTTTTCCTAAATTAAATGCCATATCGCTACATGTAGTATAATCATAATCACCGTTTAATAAAGTCATTGAAGGATTATTAGGATCATCATTAAATAAACCCTTATTCGTTGTTTCCTTACCAGTAAACAATCGATTCACATATACATTTTTGTTTTTATCAACAGATTGACCATTTATTATGTAATTATTCGTATTTCCAAGTAATTGTGTATTAGTTGTTTCATAATTAGATAAACCAGAATTAAAAGTTTTTTGTAATGTTTCAATATCAGGATTTCCTAATACTTCTATTGATGTTGCTAATAAGCCACGCGTTTTATCTATTTCAGCACCTGATGTAGTAATATAGTCATTTATATATTGGTCAGAAGGCGGTTTGTTTGTGGGATTATTAAACAATCTAGTATTTTGTTCTGTTAAACTTTCTTTTTTATCTAAAGTATGATTACTAACACCTAAACCTGGATCATCGAAAGCAGATCGAAAACCTTCAAAATTATTCATATAAGAACTCTGTTTCTTTGTTGCCTTTTCACGAGGTATATTATGAAACAGACTGGATTCATTTTGAAGAACACGAAACTTCATATCATCATGTTGTTTATTAAATTCATTTCCTTGTTTTTTAAAAACATCATCATATGATCTCTCTCTTTCAAGATTTGTCTTATTATTATAATCTGTTAAACTCAACATAATTATTATATGTTGAGATTAAACATTGAAGAATTCCAACCTTTAAGAAAGGTGGATTTTTTAAAGGTGAAATGACATTTTAATTGCGACAATGAAAATGATTAATGCAACTAAAAACCATAATAAGTAAGCAAAATTAGTTTGTCTGACAACTGTTCCTGTAATATCATATTCATTCGTTAATTGCATATTTTGTTCTTCCAGTGTAAGCAGTTGGCTTCTGTCATATAACAAATGTTGATACTTGACATTTAAATTTTCAGCTGCTTCATCTTTCACCAACTGTTCCTGTGCATTACTAGGTTTTATCTGATTAACAGTATCATTGATTTTCGTAAATATAGCAGTGAGTCGAGTATTTATTTCCTTTAATATATCCGTTAATTGAGACAATTTTGTGACAATCGCATAATTACCAACTACCGACTTTGCTGGCTTCAAATCTCCGCTTTGTAAATTACAGTATTGATTGCTCGAATTATATGTAGCACCAGAACAATTTGGATCTGCACTACATTGTGCCTGACATATATCGACTGAATTCACAACGTTTCCCGATATAATTCCAGCACCAACCCCAACACCTTGCATTTCACTTTTTGGAATAGCTATACTTATTTTCGATGTGCTAGAACCATCACCATTTGATACAGATAAGTAATCCTGAAATGCTTGCTGATATTCAAGCATTACTAAATGATACTCATTTTCCAATGTTTCTAATTGTAATAATGTCGAATCATATGAAACCGCCATGTTTATTATATATATATAATATTCCTAAACCTAATAGTGTCATATAAAAATACGTAATCTTTGATAGTTTTGAATCATCATCGTTCGACTTGGTTATATCTGTCATATACAATTTTGGCGTTTTATCAACAATCTGTTTCGGAAGTTGAAAAGGTATACGATAATTTGAAATTCGTCGTTTATTTATAAAAAACATAATTTATTATTCATTTCATTTTTTAAATACTTTTACTAAAGATATAGAAATAATAATAATACCAATAAACATTATCCAATTTGATATATATTGCGATTTATAATTTTCAACTGAATTACTTATCATAATAGACGAACTATTATCAATTGGTTGTTCATCCACATAAATTTGTGCTAATTTCGATCTTTTTTTTTCTTCTGTTACGATTAACGCCTTTGCACCTTCCATTTGTTTTTTTAATTTCATATTATCATCTTGTATTTGATATGATAATGTCTGCATTGAATTGGTAAGTGCATCGGTTGATACTTGACTCTGAATAAATTTGTCATAATCATTATTTGAAGTAGAATTTAACTTATATGTAATAAAATTCTTCATCAATTCATTTATATTTGAAATGTATTGATGAAAAAAAGTATTTATTTTTTCAGTATTTTGTGTTATTTTCAATTTTGCCTCTTCTTCATATTGAGGCCGAATCGCATCAGTATATGAAGCGAGTTTTCCGTTATTATTTATTCCTTTTTCGAGTGGTTCTGGCAATGAAAATTGCATTTATATTATAGAAGATAATTATACACCAATTATACACATACTCTGTAATAATATCCAATAATAGACGTCTTACTTGGTCTCAAAATCTCACATACTTCATTTGGTTTCATTCCAATCGCTACAGATACTGGATCGAAGCGCGATATCTCTGGAAATTGAACAACCTGATCTATATTGTATTTTTTCATTACCCCTTCTGTTTCGGTCTTTGAAAGAATACGATGAGGAGGAACCAATGAATGTTGTAATATATTAAATTGAAGTCTCTTAATACTATGGACAATGATATATTTTCCTTCAGTCTCCCATATATGTTTTAGTGTTTCTATCATTGTATCATTTGGATCGTCTTTTATAATAAACATCAGCGTATCATTAGCCATCAACTTATTAGGATAATCACCAATGGTATTATATAGATCTTTTATTGTATTGCCTAGATCATTCGGCGTAATACGTGGATAATGACCATAACATATATAAATGCGTTCTGAACTTGTCGTAAAGGCCGCATCACTTTTCTTTTCTAAAAACATGTCCAATTGTTTACTATTCAACATGGAACTTACTTCACTTATACTGAAGCTCTCATATTCTTCTATGTTATATCCTTGATTCTTCATCAATTCCAATAACACTTTTCTTGATTGATAGACAGAATAAATATAGCTGCACGAAACTTGTTGAGAAGAGGTCATCTTTGTGTATATCATTAGTTTTATATCATATATTTAATTCAATTTATTAATTATATTTTAATTGACTTAGTCTCTCCTCCTCCACTAGATTCATTTTTCTCTTCATCTGTTTCAATAACTGACTCGTTAGGTAACTCTAATATATTTTGAGTTAGTTCATTTTTTTCTTTCTCTGATAGTTCACTTTCACTCAACTTTAAAGATTTCTTAATTAAATCCAATTCACTCTTAATATCCGTTATTTCTTTAACAAGAGGCGGTGTTCCTTCTGGTGTTGTTGGTTCATAAGAAGGTGGTGTTCCTTCTGGTGTTGTTGGTTCAAATTGTTGTAAAGAAGGTGGTGTTCCTTCTGGTGTTGTTGGCTCAAATTGTTGTAAAGGAGGTGGTGTTCCTTCTGGTGTTGTTGGCTCAAACATATCATTACTCGAACTGAGTCTAACTGATTGAACATCGGAATTCGACGACAAAGACTTCGTCGCAGATACACCTCCTTTACTCAACCATAACATCAATTCAGTAAACTTCTTTGTGAATTCTGGCTGAATCACTTCTCTCGCAAGCATCAATGCATTATTCGCAATCTGTCTACAGATATCAGAATTTCCTTCACACCATTCTAACACAGAAAATAAATCTGACATATCATCACGAACCGGAATATAATGAGCAAATACATTTTGACCATTCGAATGAATATCATATGGATGAATAAGAGGTTCAACCCAACTCGTAAAGTTACTCTTAACTCTTAGAATCAGAGAACCAGTAATAAATGTATGTAACAAACGATATGCATTTACATTACCATCAACGAAGATAAGATATTTATAATTACTTTGTTCTTCCATGCTAATCCAATCAGAAGATAATATATCCGTGTTCATTACTCCAATTTGATACTTTGGATCATTACGTATGGAAGAAGTATTAATTAGAACATCAACCTTCTTGTCATTATTAACAATACCCACATTAAAAAGATCTGTTATTGCCTGTGGTATTGTTGGATCCTCTTTCGCATCTTCCACAATCTTTATTAACTTCAATCGTTGGTTAGTCATAGTTGTATATCCACAACCAGTTGCACCACCACGAAAAATTGCTTTGGACATTTTCATCATCCAACTAACATTATATTTTTCACGATTGGCCATATTATCATTGATATTCGCAACATAACTGTAATTATTGGTTCCAACCATTTTAGAATAATTATATGTTGGAATATCATCATAATTTGGAATTGGAATATCGACATACCCTTTACGTCCAGATAAACTGAAGATAGGAATAAAATTCGGTGTAATCCCAAATGTGCTGATATCTTGTTGCTTTGGTAAAATGTCCCACGGAAATACAAAACGTCCATGATCATTCTTCTCCAAAATCATTGAATCGTTCAAATTGAAAATAAATATGCCAGATGGAAGTCGTAAATCATCGAAGAATCTGCTATATTCTGTGGATTCACCTTCACCATCATTTCTCATATTAATTGCCTTAACAATACATCCCATTACACGATATGGTTTATTTAATGTATATTCAATCATATCAATCTGTCCTGCTGATAGTTTCAACTCCGGATTATCTTCTGTGTCATTTTTTCGCACTTTTCGACTAAATTCAGTTTTAAATACTTTATCAATAATGGGAGATGTTGTCTTTGTCGTTAATTTATATAACTTATTACCCTTATCTCCACCATATACGCACAGAAAATAACAAGTGTGATGTAAAACTTCGAAGATATAACGCATAGTATTTTCTAAACTTGTATCATTCATTTGACTACTATGATTGACGTAATGACTGAAAGATGGATAATATTTTGAGGCAAAGTCTCTCATATCAGCATTTTCAAATGGATCTTTATTCGCAATATTTTTCTTATTGTATTGAAGACATCTTTTACCAATATCAACTGCCTCTTGAAAAGAAGTAATTACTTTTGTTGTCAGATCAACCTCAATTAAGTCAGTCAACTTCTTATTCACATTCTTGGTCATAAATCGTGATGGTTTATAGTTAGGGTTCTTCAATAAGTTCTCCAATTTAGTTGTATAATTAGGCAACAAATGTTTAAAATCAGTATCTTTCTCTCTTAACAGAAGTTGTATATTGTCTGAATAAGACATACTTAACAACTGATCAATATTATCTTCTGTAATTATTTTCATTTGTATATTCATACCTTGTAATTCTTGGATGAGTAGTTTTAATGAATAAGGAACTCGTACAATACTAAAAGATTTCCCAAACTTACTAATATTTTCAATATTCAGAGAACCGTCTAACGACTTTGTAAATTGAATTGGTCCATCCGCATATGGACTCAAAAATAGATTTAAATCCTTATTATAAATGGCAATGCCACCTGTCTTGTTACAAATTGCCAAATAATATTCATCTCCTCGAACCATGAATGAATCGTTCAAAAATGCACTTGCTCCATGTGCTAATACGCCGTCCCTTTCCATCTCACCGATACGAAGACCTCCATCATTTGCTCTTCCTTGAACAGGCTGTCGCGTTAATGCTGTATTTGGACCACGTGCTCTGTAATTAATTTTATCTTTTACCATGTGTTTCAATCTCATATAATATGTTGGACCAATGTATATATCAGAATACAGTTGTTCTCCCGTATAACCATTATACAGAACTTGATTACCAGATGAATGAAATCCTGCACGTGTCAAATATTTTCCATAAAGTTCACTATGGTTTCCTTTTGTTTCAAATGCTGTACAATCACCGAAACCGCCATAAGAAACACCTACTTTACCCAAAATAGATTCGACTAATTGACCAATTGTCATACGACTAGGTAATGCATGTGGATTAATAATTAGATCGGGTCGAACTCCATCTGAGGTAAATGGCATATCTTCTTCTGGAATAATTAAACCAATCGTCCCTTTTTGTCCTGCACGACTCGCCATTTTATCGCCTATTGCAGGTATTCGACTTTCAGTAATTCGCACTTTCGCAATACGGAATCCTTCTTCTCCTTCTGTAATAAAGGACTTATCAACTACACCAAGTTGTCCCTTTTTCGTAAACACAGAAGAATCTGATAGGTTCTCTCTATTCTCAGCATTATAAGAATATTTACCAATCATTACAACGCGATCATTGATTTCCGTATTCTCTTTGACTAATCCTGATTTATCTATATAAGTATAATCATAACCTGCTTTCAGTCCTTTTACATCCATAGACATGACATCACCAAATACGGCATTAGATTCACCTTTACCGAATTGTGAACTCTCTTCTCTGGATTCATATGTCGTATAATAAGTAGTCGAAAAAAGTCCTCTTTTGATAGAACCTTCATTGATCAAAATTGCATCTTCTACGTTATATCCAGTATAAGACATGATCGCTACAATTGTATTCACACCATATGGTTGTTCTTCATTTGTGACATACTTCAAGTATTTAGATTTGACAAGAGGAATTTGACCATTATTTAATACAACTGCCATCTTATCCATACGCATTTGATAATTTGTATGAAAGAGAGAAACTGCTTGTTTACTTTGACCACATGAAAAGGCATTACGTGTCACTGGATTATTTGAAGGAAAAATGATCATATTTCCCATAACCCCTAGAATAAGAGATGGTAATATTTCATAATGAGAATAGTATTTATTTGCGGCAACTTGGTCTATATGATTCGCGATTAATAACCCTTCTTCTTCAGAAGTATCTACGTAGTCTACGATTCCTTGATTTTTTCGAAGTATAGTCATTGTTCCATCTCTATCGCTTGGTATTTCTGGGTATAATTGTTGTATTTCTTGAATATTATATAATTTATTTTGTTCATTGACTGCTTTTGACAAGAATCCGGAAATGATTTTATTCCATGTTATCTGAGAAGGATCACTTGCCTTATATTTTACATATTTGAAACAACTGATTTCTCTCTTTTTATGAGATGAGTCAATATAATATATAGGGCGAGTTAATCGTCCGCTGTCACTGAAGATATGTATTTCATCATTTTCATAATCAAATGATATACTCATATATGTGGGTATAATACCATTTCTCCGATACACTTTTATATCTTCAACATACTCGATCGGAGAACTAATAATAACTCCTGCCCAAATACCATTAACAAATATTTTCGTAGATTTAGAAATAAACTCGGCATTACTATCTTGAATATTATACAAAGTAGAGTGATTTGTGCGTAACCATTGAATTACTGATTTACTAGATATATAATTTGTCACATAAGTAGTGATAGAAAGATGTTTATGAAGACCAATATTTTCTCCATCAGGAGTATCTATTGGGTCAATATATCCCCATTGAGAAGAGTTTAATAAACGTGGTCCAACGACTTTGGCGTCAGATTCAAGCGGTAAACTCAGTTTTCTTAATTGACTGATAAATGTAAAGTAAGAGAGACGATTTAAATCCTGGACAACACCAATTCGTTTCGTATGCTTTTCTGCTCCCCAATTTCCTTTAAATGCTTTTCTAAGACCAGTTTCTACTGTTCTCTCTTTGAAGAACTCAACGTAATTACTATCAACCAAATTCTTAAATTTCTCGCCAGTATATTCGTCTTTATGATAATAATATTTTTTATCTATTTTTCGCATAATTTCTTTATTTTGTATCAAGTAGTATTCTCTGAAAATATCATTGAATAGATCTCCAGATAATTCCACCCTCTTAAACTTGTAATTATCTCTATCAGTTGGTCCATTTACACCAGTAACTACTTTTAGTAATTTGAATGCCATATAACCTAAAAAATATGCTTTTTCAATAAAGTTATCTTCTCCGATATGAGTCAATAAGAGATCCATTAACGTATACAATGCACTATTGATTGTTTTCTTCTTTGTTAACACAGCAATATATTCTAATGCGGCTACTTGAGTAAAAACCTGTCCAGCATCATGAATTGATGGTATAAATAGATCGATATAATTACTGTTTTTTTCTAAATCCAACAAACAGCACTTAATAATATCCTTATCAGTAGTTACACCTAATGCACGCATAAGAATAAATAATGGAACAGGTTTCTTCACATTTGGAACAACAACAACAATTTGATTATTTGTATATTTCGTATCTGGAGCAATCATTCGTATAGAGAGAGTCCTAATTGGTTTGGATGTATCTTCACTGACAGAACGAATATCTGCTGAATAATTATATACATTATCAGCAGCATTTTTTTTTACATATATCATATTATTTGCAAATTTCTCTTGTGGAATGATGACCTTTTCTTTACCATCTATAATAAAATAACCACCATAATCATTTTTACATTCTCCAAGATTGAATCTGACATCTTGAGGAAGGCCTTTTAATACACATAAATTCGACTGTAACATAATTGGAAAACGTCCTAAATATATTTGCGTAATTGTATCTGTTTCATCTATACGTTTCATAGTATCTCCTTCTTCCACGTAATATGTATAAACAACTTCCACATCATAATGAATAGTTACGCTATATGTCAGATTTCTTAATCTAGCGTAATTTGGATACATATATTGCATTGTTCGAGAATCAGTTTCATCGTGTATAACAGGTTTACCAATATAAATAAGTTTTCCATTTTTTCCTCCTAAATAAATTTTGATTTCATTCTGCTCTTTTTCTTTTCTCTCTATAAAGCGAATTGGATTATTTTCTTTGAAAATATTATATATTCCTTTGTCAAAAAAGTCGTTATATGTATCTAGGTGATGTGCAACTAAATAATGGGTATTTTCGACAAAATATTTGTCTAAAATATCCCAAGATATATCGTTTAGTTTGTCCTCACCGAGGACATTTACAGTCTCAGTCTCAGACTCATCATCGGAAGAAGGTAGTCTAAGAGTCCTTTTCTTCTTTTTTGAAGATGCAAGATCAATCTTTTCCATTAACTCTATTTTAGTTTTTGACATTAATTATATATTAAATCTTCTATATTTAATATATAATTTACACAATTAATGACTAGATGCTTAATGACTAGATGCGACAACCCACATCATAAAGAAAACCATTATAAATGGTAAAAGAACTAACAACCATGATACCCATTTATAACCTGCTTTACATATCAAATTAAGAATCCAAGTCCAGAATAATATACATAATAATTTAATTATAATTATAAGACCGGTATTAGGGACCCTTGAGTTGTAGTTACCTATACTTAACATGTTACTATTTCCAACATTTTGGAAAATAACCATCAATAATGCAATTATTGAAATGGCCAGATAAAATATTGCTGGAGCACACAAGTTACTAAAAAATTTAGCCATTATAATATATTTATAGAAAATAACTTGATTATAATGGTTGTGATTTGCTAAATCATTTAAGTAATCCTTTGAATTGTCCTTCAAAAGGTAATGTTGAAGGGGTATTTGGAACTCCATATAACGTTCTTACTCCATTACTAATGGCATTTGCTCCTGCATTCAAATAACTAGTTCCATCACTCACTATAGGAATTCCTCCTCCTACATATTGTTTACTTTTTCGACGTTTACTTCTTTTATTATGACTTCTTCTTTTTTTACTGCGGCGTCGATGTTCATCGTAAACATATCCACCACGCATATACGGAGCTGGGTGAGGAAAAATAGAACCTTCTCGTTCACTAATGTAATTAGCAGTCTGCATATCATTAATATAATTATTATGTGCATAATGATTTCCTCCATGATTCTCGACACCTGGCCAAGTGTTCATATTAGAATAATTTAATGCTTTTCCAATAAAAGCATGATGACTACCTCCCCTCATCCTCATCCTTCGTTTATTCGTTTTTCTTCTCCTTATTCTCATATATATAATCATATTATTTTATTCAATATCAACGTGAGTTAAGAAATGTCTTCTACAACACATTCTTGTAAGGCCGATTTCATCCATCAACTGCCCTTCGATCGTTTTATCTCTAAACTCTGTCGTCAAATAAAGAACGGTTTGAATTCCTTGTTTACCGCTTTTTCTTTTTCTAACTTCTGTCGTATAATACCGATATTTATCAGCAATCACCATACCGCAAGTAAAACATTTGATTGGAATGATCATTATATTTGTCTTTGTTAATAATATTTTATATTGTTATTTTTAAATCAATTTTACCAATTATTAAGATATCTATCTTCGACCTTGTTAACTTTATCTACATCTTTCCATTCTTTATATTCTGCGTTCAGTTCACTTTGAATGAAATTTCTATACTTTCTCTCATATAAAGTATTCTTAAAAACTGAATCGCTATATATATCAATCGGTTCAAAATCTGGTTTTAATTTCAGTTTAACATAATCATCCATTTTTTTATGATAATCAGTTACATTCTCATCATACACATTATAAAGATATCCATTTTCTCGTGATAAATTGATTATCGAATATGCACGATCATTATTATAATAAACATATAAATTCTTCTCAACGTAATAGTCAGCACTCATTTTAAACGATCGACCTGGTATTCGTCGTATTCCATTACAAGTAAATAACATCAATGAAATTGCGATAAATGAGAATGACAACATAAGTATTCTAAATATTGAAGTAATATTTATATTATTACTTCAATACATATATATAATATAATATAATTACCATCGTCTTGAGATAGTTTTTTTACAATTATTTTTTAAGATATCTATTTTCAACTTTTAGAATTCTGTCGACGTCTACCCATTTTTTTCTGTCTCTATTCAGTTTCTTTTCAACAATATTTTTGTATTTTTCAATGTATAATGTTTTTAAGAAAGCAGAATCGCTATATATGACAATTGGCTCTGTATATGGTTTCAAATTCCTTTGAATATAATCTTCCATATTTTTATCATAATCGGGAGAATCCTCATCATACATATCGGTATTATACGACCTTGTTTTACGTGTTAAATTGATAATCGAATATATAAATTCATTTTTATAATGAACATGTAGATTCTGTTCAATGAAAAATTCACCGCTGATATGAAATGGATTCAAAAATTTAAACATTTTGAAAGCAGAACATGCTGACAGAAAAAATAAAATTGGACTGAAGAAATACATTAATATATTATACTACATCCATCTAAATCATTTTTTATAATAATTTATTATTTATGATGCAAATTTGCACCATAAATAATAAATTATATTATATTTAGCAAAAAATTATTATCCAGGAGTATATTATAATGTCTGGTTATAACTGCGACGATTGTGACGATTGTAGCGACTGTAAATGTCATCATAAAATGCACTGTGAAAAAGGTGACAAGGGAGATAAAGGCGAAAAAGGAGATAAAGGCGATAAAGGAGAAAGAGGTAGTAAAGGCGATAAAGGTAATACTGGTGAAAAAGGAGAAAGAGGTTGTAAAGGTGATCCAGGCGATACTGGCGAAAAGGGAGAAACTGGAGATAAAGGAGATAAAGGAGAAAAGGGTTCTCGAGGAGAAAAAGGTGATACAGGAGATACAGGAGAAAGAGGCGAACGAGGAGAAAAAGGAGATCATGGTTGTAAGGGAGAGATTGGTTATTCTGGCAAACAAGGTATGCAGGGTATTCCTGGTCTCCAGGGAGTAAAAGGTGATAAAGGAGATAAAGGTTGTAAAGGTGATAAAGGTGATAAAGGAGATAAAGGAGATAAAGGTTGTAAGGGGGATACTGGACCACAAGGAGATACTGGTGTAACTGGACCAACAAGTACAGTTCCTGGACCCAAAGGTGATACAGGATGTATCGGTCATCATGGTCATGAAGGTGATACTGGACCCAAAGGTGATACAGGATGTATTGGTCATCATGGTCATGAAGGTGATACTGGACCCAAAGGTGATACTGGTGCAACAGGTCCTCAAGGGAACATTGGATATCAAGGTCCAAAAGGTGATACTGGTGCAACAGGTCCAGCAAGTAGAGCTCCAGGTCCACAAGGAGATACTGGTGTAACAGGTCCTATTGGAGCGACAGGACCAAAAGGTGATGACGGAAATACAGGACTAATCGGATCGACTGGTGTAACAGGTCCAATAGGCGCGACAGGCGCGACAGGCGTTGTTTCAGGTATATCTTCTATATTTTCTTGGAGTAATATTAGTCAACTCAATTTAAATAACACATTATTTCAATATGTTACATTTGAAAATGGACCTATTGGCCCGGTTGGTAATGGTTGGACGACATCTATACAATCTGGATATTTAGACACTACAAATTTTATTGCACCGAGTGATGGATATTATTTATTAACTTATAAATTAGATGTACGATCTGGAGGAGGTAGTCCTCCAGCCGCATCAACCGATTGTTCTACTGTATTAACTCAAAATGGAAATGAAATACCTGGTTCTTGTACATTGGTAGAAGCACCTGAAGCAAATCATATTTACACAATATCGAACACTGTATTAAAAAATCTTTCAGCGGGAGATATAATATCCTTATTATTTTGGTCAGGTGACATTCAAACAAAAATTGGAGACCCAGCACTTGTTACCGGACTTCTTCCAAATAATTCAACGCCATTAGAAGCCACTGCGTCTGTTGTATTTACGAGAATAGCAGATTAATTTCTATATTCTAACTTCTGTGACACATTCGATGACAATCTTCGCATACTGCTTTCAGATTCGCTAAATGATTTTTGTGAAATACACTACCATCATCTTTATGAATAAATCCCTTGGAATCTGCCATTTGTTGTGGAACCAAATGATGAACTTCTGTGCTCATTGAGTTTCCACATATTTCGCACATACTTCTAACTTTTTGACTATTATATTTCGACGTTTTCAAAGAGAGAAGAGATCCAGAAGAAGGATTATATTTTGTCCTCAATTGATCTGCCATCTCAATAAATTCCGTAGGAAGATGTAAGGATCGGCATACTTCCAGTCCATACATATTACTGCCTGCACCATCTCTTATTTTGCGATCATAAATCAACCGTTGGTTCTCTCTATCGTAGATAACTGCTAAATGTTTTAAAGATAATGCCTTTGCTTCTCGTATCTCTTCATAATCTACTATTTCATGTAAATGTGTTGCAAAAATGAATGAACTCTTCTTATTTAACAAACTTTGAACGCCAGCAACGAAGATACTCTTAGCTGATATACTTTCTGTTCCAGAACAGAGTTCATCACCTAGAACCAGACTGTTCTTGTTTGTTAATCGTAATATCGTTCTCAATTCTGACATTTCTACAGCAAAAGTAGAGAGACCCTTGAATATATTATCATTACCTAAAATGCGAGTGAATATATATTGATACGGTTTGAATAAGAGAGAAGAACAAGGAACATATAGTCCAGCTTGCGCCATAATAACAATGATTCCAACAGCACGAATCAAACTCGTCTTACCAACCGCATTCGTTCCATATAATAGCATGCCGTCTTCTGTTGTTCCAAGATTGATATCATTCGTTACATATATTTCATTCTGCTGTAAATGTTCGATCAATGGGTGTCTCATTCCTTTTGCTGAAAAGAATGATTTATCTGTGGCAACATCAATTTGTGGACAGCAATAATGATACTTGTCCGCAATAAACGCCTTTGTATGAATGACATCCAAATATGTAACGAATAAAATAATTTGCTCCAATTTATCGGAGTAATTCTGAGAAAAGGCGTCGATCACAGAAGTCAAATAGATAGAATATATCATATCTTTTAATTGTGTCTTTGCTCTCGCAATATTTTTACATAATTCCTGAATTTGTGGAAGAAGAATACAATCATTATTACCAGATTGATTGACAAATGATATATCACAATCACATACCATTTGAAACGACCGTCGTTCGCCACTATAAGAAGATATATAAGATAATGTTGTTACTACTTTACTAAGTTCCTTTTTAAGAATAGCGCATCGTCTTTTAGTTGCAATAAGATTAATGACAGTCTTTTCTGTTTCATGTAATTTGACATAATCGGACTGTTTTTCTTTGTTTTCAAACTTGGCGATGATTTGATTCATACGTAGTCGAATTGATTCTAACTGGTCATTATATTCTGAGAGACTCTCACAGACTTTATCTAATGTTGGATCGACTCCTCGTTGGATAAAGTTAATATCGAAGTGATTATATGTGTCGATTGTATCACATAAAGATATATTCATTCGTGTTTCTATAAATTGCGTCAATTCATCACATAGTTGTTTTATTTCAAATGTAGAACCTATTTTTTCTGTGATATAGTCTTTTGTTCTCTCTACAATATGTAATTGACCAATCGTTTTCAGGTTAGAATGAAGATAGAAAAATGTTTGAGGTGTAATCTTCTTAATAACCATTTGACGCCGAATTTTGGATAGATCTTTGATAGATGATAATTGTTTTCTTAATGCATTGTTATTGCCAATGTCAGAAGATAATACAAACCCTATCATATCATATTCTTTTTGTAATACAGAACAATTAGTTGTTGGATTGAGTAATAAATGAGAGAAATGTCGCCGACCCATTGAAGTTACACATAGATTCAACAATTTTTCGACAGAAGAGTATTTGCCGACATAGTTATCCTGAATCATATTTAATTGCTTCAGAGAATGATTCGCCAAAATAAGACGTTCTGTACAGTTTTCAAATATAGGTTCTGCGATCTTGTTGACCAAAGAAGGATTATGTTGATAAATGAAATCCAATAGAAAGCAGAAACTCTGTATGGCATAGATGTGTTCATTTAAAAAAATAGAAGAGTCTTGATAGAATCGATTGAATAGTTCAGTTTGATACTTCTGTTTTTCGCAATTAATCGCCTGTTTTGAATGAGTAGAGTCTCGGTTATGTGTAAGATTGATTTTATGAATAGTAAGTGCCTGAATGCCAGAGTATTGAACAATATCATCGATTTCATTGTCAGTAATACCTTCCGCAATAACAATGACTTCACTTGGGCGATAAATCGAAACAAACCGCTCTAATTCATCAAATGTGGTCGGTGTTTTTATATATGTTTCTCTAAATTCGAATATATATGTTTTCCCAGTTAAAATATCGATATTAGATATACCTACATGAACAACTGATGTTGCACTAGCATCGGCGCCCATCATTTTTCGAAATGTTGTAGATGAAGCACTTATATCTACAACATTTATCCAAATACATATCGTATTATTTGTAATGTGAACACTATCATGTGAAAAATAGGTTCCAGGACTATATATACAATTCAAGCTGCGAACTGTTTTCATATGTTCGTCTTGCGTATATACAACAATTGTATACCCGGCATCTTGTAACTTCTTCAGGTATTTGTCAATCATATAATGAGAGAAACCTGCCATCATTACTTGCTGTTTTCCAACAGTCGATTTTTTATCTGCAATATTCAAATCGCATATGCGAATGAAATCGCTAATAGATGAACCAGAAATGGTGTCATTCTCTTTCAGTCCGTAGACCTCAAAGAAGGCTCCAACTTGCATCAAAACGATGGTATTGTCGCCATATTGTTCTTTATACTGCTTTGTCAAATCTAAATATTCTTGCACGAGAGCCATTCTATTCTATTATTTACATGGCATCTTTAAATATTTTTTGTATATAATATTACAAATATGTGACTGAGTATCGTGTGAAAATACTTAATTGACATCAAACTTGGGTGATATGAGTACCATTTTACTGTCATCGTATCCCAATGATTTATTCATTATTTTATTCTTATAATAAAGAAATTGATCTTTCGAAATTAATGGTAAGGTGTAATATATAAACTTCAGTAAAATTAATATAATTACAGCATAATATGGAAGATCATATTTCATAGAATGTGCCTTTAAAATGACGGTTTTATATTTTTCATTATAAATCGTAATTTCTAATCTAAAAAGAGGATCCATACTGTCATACTTCGTTTTATAACCATAAACAATACTATTTGAATGTTGTGCAACCCACATAATTTTTTTAAATTTGCTCTTTTTTAAATGAAGAAAATGTTGTAATTTATTGTTCACTGTATGAACATTATCAGTAAAAATACAGATATCAATATCACTTTGTTGAGCAAAATAATCTTGGCGTTGAACACTACCGTAAAAGTATATTTTTTCTTCAATATAATTGCTCATTTTATTGAAGAACTTCTTTATTTTTGGCGATAACTCGTTTCTGGTATACTCCATATTATATATTAGATTTTAACTATACTTAAAAGTATTTAATTAATCAACTATAATGGATTGTATCAAAGAAGAAATCAAAGAAGAAATTAATGTCATAGAATTACAATTTATTCGCGATAATATCGAAATTATGATGAAAATCAACCAAGTAGAAGTCTTGCGTATTTTACATAAAGAACCTAATATTATTTTAAACGAGAATAATTATGGTGTGCATATTAATTTATCAGATTTACCACAATCACTTATTGTTGAATTAAAGAATTATATTCAATATGTTCAAACACAAGAGAATAATTTACAGTATATGGAGACACAGAAGAATAATATGAGATCACTCTTTAAGGAGAAAGAAGTTAAAGAATACCTTTAAATAATATATACACATGAATCTTGCATCACTTCAATCATTATTTTTTACGAAAAAAATAATGGATTCGTATACAGCGGCAAAGCCGTCGACACTACAAACGAAAATAATGCTGCCGAAATCTATTCAGATTTATGACAGCGATACAGATGATGACGACAAATTTGAAAAACCAATTTGTCAGAGACCCGATGTTGTTTTCTTTGAAAAACCAATTTGTCAGAGACCTGATGTTGTTTTCTTTGAAAAACCAATTTGTCAGAGACCTGATGTTGTTTTCTTTGAAAAAGTTGAGAAAATACCACAATTACAATGTCCTTTGGTTCAACCTGTTTTAAAGGTTGAAAGATTAATTGTTCCACAGAAGAAGATTAATAAACGAGATCGCCCAACAGTTCCTAGAAAGAAGGATCATCTATTTTGGTGTTTTTATATTATTGTCAATGGTTTCTCTGAATATGAATATCCAGGAAACAATTCTTTTGAAAATGAAAAGAGAGAAAAGTTTCGATTGATTGAGTTTCTCAGAAAAGAAAATAACAAGGCTATTTTAAAGAAGTATAAAATTATCAAAGTGAAAGAAGATATCGAAAATGATTTAGCTAATAAAGAGAGAATTGGAATGAAGACATTTATTGCATTATGTTATACTCATCAATTAAATATTCTCTTCATTCATCGCCGCAAGTGTTTCCAAATTCATGGAGGACATCCAGAAGAAATATATCATGTTGTTCATCAATATGATCCACCCCATCAAAATTCGCATGGATTATATAAATATGCATATGACTCCGATGCAACAATAGAAGAGAAAACAAAATATCGAGATCCTACTATTTTCTATTTATGGGAAACAATCGATAAACCACTTAAAGCAGTTTCATCATACAAGGTTGCAGATTTAACGCAGATATGTCGAATAAATCATGTTGATTCCAAGGGTAAAACCAAACCGGAAATGTATGAAATGCTCATGGATCGTATGTAAATTAATTATAGTTCTGTATAAAGACAACTACATTATATAGGTAATCCATGTCAAATAAAATCGTCCCAACACAACCTATTCAATGGAAAGATACCATCGAATTTGTTCCTCCTATTACAGAAGGAGAAGTAATCAAAGTATATGATGGTGATACTATTACAATCGCAAATGTAATGCCTTTTAAAAATAGTCCATTGTATCGATTTCCTGTGAGATTATTGGGCATTGATTGTGCCGAAATAAAAAGCAAGAATCCTAATGAAAAAGATCATGCAAAACAATCAAGAGATCGATTGTCTGAATTAATTCTACATAAAACAGTTACGCTTCAAAATGTTTCCACTGAAAAATATGGGCGGATTTTGGCGAACGTATTTTTAGACGAATTGTGTGTAAATAAATGGATGTTGGAAGAAGGGTTGGCCGTAGAATATGATGGTGGAACCAAACATTCACCCACATCATGGACTGAAAATTTATAGGTCCAACCTTTCAATTTTTGATAAACTCCTCTTTCTTTTTGACTCAACTTTTAAAGTTGTATTTATAATTATAATACACAGAACGTATTATAATTATTCTAATAAAATTGAATATAATATTAAATAATATAAAGTATATATAACAAAGGATGAAAACACAAAAGAGAGATACTCAATCAAAATTTGAACCCAGTCAAAGAGGACCGAGGGGATCTCCTACAGAAGAAAAATCAATGGATGCACAATTGGTTGATTGTGTCCAAACTTATTTGTCAGATATTAAAGAAATAAGAGATCATCCAGAACTTGAGGTTCGCATTGGAGGATATCCATTCATTACAAAAATGAACTTTGATAATGTCGTAAAAAAATTGTTGTCGTTGGGATTTAAAACGACAAATATAAAAGGCGTAGACTTGTTGCGAATTAATGTCACTGATCAATTTGACTCTTATTATCGAGCAGAAATCAATGATTTCAAAGCAATACAAGATTATTGTATTCACGAAAGTATTCAACGTATTACGACAGAATATAATGGCGTTGTTCGATTTGAACAAAAAAGACAGAAAGCAATGGTCATGAATTACGACTATAACTTGAAATATGCATATTCTGTTGAAAAAGTATTTTCGCCAACATCAACCGTTGGTATCATTGAAAATTGGAATAAAAGTGGCAAAATGTTTCGTTATATGAATCGTGTCACTTTTAAACACGCAGATTTACCTATCATTGTTGATATGAGTATAGTCAAACAATCTGGTGGCGGCAATGGACCAAAAGGAAAACAATTTTATTCTTTGAAAACGGCAGATTTGTTTAATCAGAGAGAAAGATATGAAATTGAATTGGAAGTAGATAATGATTTGGCAAAAGATAATACAGCGAAAAGTCTCATTGATAATATTAAAAAAGTTGTGAAATATGTTCTCATGGGACTACAAGAAACGAGTTATCCAATATCGTATACTGAACAGAAGATGGTATTGAATGAATATATGAAACTCACGAGACAACCTACTGATTATAAACGGCGAATTAATTCTCGCAATTTCATTGGACCTTCTTCAAATACTTTACAGATGATCAATATTATGGTCTCAAGTAATCGAAATATACCAAACATTCGATATGATTATGTCGCAACAGAAAAGGCAGATGGTGATAGAGCGCTGCTATTTATCATGGGAAATAAAGATGAAAATGATGAAAGACAAGACAAAGAAGAAGGTATTGATAGTGGCGAGGGAAGGAGGAAACCGAAAAGACCAACAAGTAATATACATAATGGTAAAGTATATCTCATCAATTCAAATATGAATATTATATTTACGGGAGTATATGTCGAAGATGCGACTGTTCATTTGAGTCTCTTAGACGGAGAGAATATATTAAAAGACAAATCAAATCAAAGCATTCATTTATATACACCATTTGATATTTACTTCTATAAAGGCAAAGATACACGTGAAATGCCACTCTTTGAAAAAGATCCACAAAAATACTCGAGAGATGATTTATTGACGGAATGTGTCAATCTTATGAATGAACAATTGAAATCCGTCATAAGAACAAAAATGTCGTTACCGATTACAATTAAAAGAAAGCAATTTTACGATGTTAATCCAACAATCGACCCGGAAACAGTGCCGAATAATATGAAAATCTTTACTGCTTGTTATCACATTTTAAATGAAATTGGTGACTCCTTCGTATATAACACTGATGGTATCATATTTACACCCAAGTATTTAGGTGTTGGGTTTAGTCCTACGGACAAGTCAAAGAAGAAGACATGGGATTATTCATTCAAATGGAAACCTCCCAAATATAACACAATTGATTTTCTGGTAAGGACAATCAAAAATGCACAGAACACAGAAGATGCTATTCAAAATTATTTGGGAGATGGATTAAATACTACAAGTATGACACAAATAAAAGAATACAAGACTCTGCGGTTATGTGTTGGTTATGACCCGTTTAATCATCTACACGGATACATCGATCCATGTAATATGGTATATTCTGGAGAATTTAAAGACATGAAGTTGATCAACCCACAACAATCTGGCAATCGTTCGAATTACAAACCTGTTCAATTTCAGCCTACGGATCCACCCGACTTTAATGCTGGAATATGTAATATCGAATTGAATGCTGCTGGACTCATGATGACAGAAGAAGGCGACTCCTTTCAAGATGATATGATTGTTGAATTTGCATATGTCACAAATAATGAACCAAAATGGAAATGGGTTCCCTTAAGAGTTCGATATGATAAGACGGCAAGACATAATCAAGGAGAGAATGAATTCGGTAATGCATTTCATGTTGCGAATAATAATTGGAAATCAATTCATAACCCTATTACGGATTATATGATCACAACAGGATATAGTATTCCAACATCTTCTTTAGAAGATCAAGATAAATATTATAATAGAGAGACAACTGCGACATCAACTGCATATTTGCGAGATTTTCATAATAAATATGTCAAGAAGTTGTTAATAGAAAGTGTTTCGAAGAGAGACGATACGTTGATAGATTATGCCTGTGGTAAAGCAGGAGATTTATCCAAATGGATCGATGCAAACCTGAGTTTTGTCTTCGGTATAGATAAGAGCAATGATAATATAGTGAATCGATTAGATGGCGCATGCGCTCGTTACTTAAATAATCAATTTTCAAATAACACAAATCGACGTATTCCTGATGCACTATTTATTCAAGGTGATTCTACGAAGAATATTCGTGATGGTCAGGCATTGAGCACAGAAACAGGTAAAATCATTATGCAAACTGTTTTCGGTGAGTGTTCCAGAGAAGAATCTGAAACAGTTGGTCAATATGTAGTAGAACAATATGATAAAGGCAAAGATGGATTCAATGTATCTTCGTGTCAATTTGCTATACATTACTTCTTTGAAAACATAACGACCTTGACGAACTTCTTGATCAATGTTGCTCAATGCACTAAAAAAGGTGGATATTTTATCGGGACTTGTTATGATGGAAAATCAATATTTAATATGCTGAGAAATGTTCAAAATGGTTCATTTGTCAAAGAAACGATTCGTGGAAAGAAAATATGGGAAATTATGAAGAAATACAAAGAGGCAGAATTTAGAAATGATTCATCTTCTTTGGGTTATGAGATTAGTGTATTTCAAGAATCGATTGGCAACTATTTCTCTGAATATTTAGTAAATTTTGATTATTTAAATAAACTCATGGAATTATATGGATTTAAATTGATTACTGGCCAAGAAGCGAATAAACTCGGCTTACCTGAAGGTTCTGGTCTATTTGAGATATTATATAGACAAATGGAAATGAAATTGAGAAAAGACCCGAATTTGATGGTTGGTGATGCATTATATATGACACCAGAAGAAAAGAAGGTATCTTTCTTGAATCGTTATTTCGTATTTCAAAAGATACGAGATGTTGATTTAAAACAGGTAGTCATTGAAGATAATGGTGGATTAATAAAGAAATCGATGAAGGTTAAAACTGCTGTCAAAACGGCAAAGGAGTTTCTATCTAAAGCAACTGGACAAGAATTTAATATCGAGAGTGAAAGTGGAATCAAGACTCAACTACAAGGACAACTCACATTGAAGGATTATGAAGAAGGAGAAGTTGTAGTACCGAAGAAGTCTAAGGCGAGAATACAAGATTCTGATGAAGAAGAAGGAGAGATAGAAGAAAGCGAAGAATCCTATCCCGCAGAAAAATATAAATCACGGACACCATCACCTTTACCTTTACCTTTACCTTTACGAAAAAATGAAGTAGCAACTATGAAACCTGCTTCTTCTGTCGCTAGATTTGTTGATTCCGATGAAGAAGAAGAAGAAGAAGAACAAGCTCCAAGACTTCCTTCTCCAAGACTTCCTTCTCCAAGACTTCCTTCTCCAAAGCCTCCTTCTCTAAAGAAAGTGTCAGAGAAAGAAGAAGAAGAAGAAGAAGAATTAATTGCACCACCAAAGAAGAAAAGGGCAAAAACTATAAAGTTGGGTGAAAATGGATCTCCAAAGAAACCTAAAAACAAAACAATAAAGGCGCCAAAAGAACCGAATCTAGCAAAGGAAGCAAAAGATGCTGAGAAACTCGCAGCTAAAGAAGCAAAAGATGCTGAGAAACTCGCGGTCAAAGCAGCCAAAGATGCAAGAGATGCTGAGAAACTCGCGATCAAACAAGCCAAAGATGCAAGAGATGCTGAGAAGCTCGCAGCCAAAGCAGCCAAAGAAGTAAGAGATGCTGAGAAGCTCGCTGCCAAAGCAGCAAAGGAAGCAAAACCAAAGAAAATAAAAGAAAAACCACAATTAATAGAAGATTAAATTAAGTATAAGTATTTAATGATTTAATATTAGCGGCGTGTAGTATTCGTAAACATAACTTAAATAATAATATATAATAACAGACAATGAGTTATTATATATTGCCAAAGAAACACATTTTTTTTTCATTAACACCATATGAAGCAATAGCAGATGATATTAGCGACGCACCATTTATTTCACATAGTGTTTATTATTATATGAATGAAATAGATAATGAATTATCACATTGTAATATAACAAATTCAACAATCGAATTGTTACAAAAGCAATTCAATCCATATGAATATTTACGAAACAAGGATTTCATTCATTCAAATAAATATTCATTTACATATTTTATTTTTATAGAATTATTGAAAATCTCTAATATTATGTTCGATACATACGCGATAGATAAGTATAAAGGTATAAATATCTTCTGTGACAGCGAAATAAATGATATTATGTCATCAATTATATATATAAATAAATACAATAAACTACATTTTAGCCAAACCATAACAGAAAATATAGATATCATGACTTTTTTACAAACAAACATTGTCGAAATAAAATCATATACAATAGATCTATTAACTATTCTCTCAAATATATTATTATTTCAATCAAATCATGGAAGCACTATTATAAAGATCGGAGAAATCATGTATAAACCAATAATAGATATTCTGTATATATTATCATTATTATATAATAAAGTATATATTATTAAACCTTATTCATCTAGTGGATTTAGCAATGAAAGATATATTATTTGTAAAAAATTCACAGCAACTCTAACAGAAAGAAAAACATTACATCTATATTTTAGTGATGTTCTGACAAAATGGACCAATTGCGAAAAAGTCGAGTATCGTAAAAATAGTTCTCTCTTTTCAAATGAAATCCCGTATCACTTTATAAATAAAATAGAAGAATCCAATCTAGGAATTGCTCATCAATTGTTGGAATATAATGATATCTTAATAAATGCAATTTATAACAATTTATGTAAAGAAAAATTAGAAAGCATCAAAAAGAATAGTATAAATAAATGTATTATATGGTGCGATAAATATAAAATTCCTTATAATAAAACGAGCGACAAGAATATATTTTTACAAAAAATAGAACCAATCGTAGCAGAAATGGAATTGGTCGATCTGTCATTTAATTGAAAGAACCAGACATTCCTGTTTCCGAAACAGTTGTCCCATTTACGTTGTTACCTATATTCCCCAATTGGGACAATGCTTTTACTCGTTGATATTCGATTGTATTTACAATTGCACAATTACGTTGGTTTCCAAAAGAACGCATATATGTTGAATTTGAGTTCTGACAAGTTGTATACTTATTTTTATAAATAAAAGGATTGCCACTCGATTTAGATAATACAGACGCTCCACTTAATCTACGTATTGATGCGATATTTGTGCTAATCGTATCCGTCGTTAATTTTAATAATCTGGTACTACTACTTACACCACCTTCTACTGCGAATTGAGGATTACTCGGTTTATATATCACTGTTTTACATCCACGTGGATTAGAAGGTCCATTTATTGGAACTCCAACATAAGGATTCTCTATGAAATTATAATATATCATTAATGCTCTCTCTTTATCACCTTCAATTGAAGAGAGAAATATGTTCATTTTATATAATGAATCGGTCACTTGTGCATTATATGTAGCAATATCATTTTCTGTGAATATTCCTGGTTGAGATTTTAATAATAGATATATTCTGTTTACTATATTTAATTGCGAATATGTCAGCTCATCCACATTTGGATAACAGTTTGCAATATATGTATTCGACATCGCTTGTGGACTTCCTGGTTTCGCGTTTCCGATAGAACCACCAAGTGGTCCTTGAAAATTAAAGGCCTTTTGTTGATATGTTTGACATCTATTCTGTAAATATTGATAATGTGTATTATAATAGTTTTGAGGCAAATTTGTATTGGCATAAATAACCATTTTTTTGGCTTTGGCTTCTTGATTACAGCAAAACTTTTTGTTAGTGACACAAGGTTCAGGATTATTTGTCAGATATCTTTCTGGAGAGAAACTGGCAACCAAGCCTATACCATAACATTTTTGACAATCTTCATTTAACTGGAGAGTCCCATTTTTCTCTGATTTTGGATTATGTTTTACACTAAATCTTCCTGGTTGATCTATTGTTTGACCAATTAATGTATCCATTTTAGATGAATGTGAAACTCGACTAACTTCTATATATTCATTCGGTTTATCTGGATTTATAACTGTGATATATGGTTGTGTTGATGTTCCCTTTCTATATTGCCATTTTAATGGTCTTGGAAGACCGTATTTTTGTGGAGCATTATTTGTTGGATCTTTATTTGTTAATGGACGTATATTACCACTCGTTATTGCAACTGGATAACTATATGCACCAGTTCCTTTTGTAGTTGCTCCGCTTAATGTAAATGGTTGTGCTGTTGTATTATTATATGACTCCATTCCTTGACCAAATACGTTTGTAGACATATTATATATATATATAATAAAGTATATATATAATATGTTAATCAAATTACTTATTTTATTTTTTATTTTTTTATTTGCATATCAAATTACTATATATTACTTTTATGGTAAAGAAGGACTTACTAGTACAAGTACAGAATATAAAGAATATGATATTAACTCCGATAATGCTCTTATATTGTCACAGCAAAATGCAGGGAATATTATTAATTTAAGAGAGAGAGTCGATTCATGTAATGCTCTCTCTGATGTAGTTCAAGATTTATCAGGCGAATTACATCTTCTACAATCACAAGTCAATGATATGGTAACTGAACTAACTAATGGTGATAACATCCCCGATATCAATGCTTAAGAAATAAGTAATACGAACTGTATCTGATGAACTAAATATATATTAACTATTAATATATGTCAAATTTCCCAAAATTATCATTAGGAGATAATTATCCATATTGGAAATATATTAATTCGCCTTCTAAAATGGGTATGGATGGAAATCGTAATAGTCTTACAGCAGACGTAAAAGGTTTAATGGCTTATTCTGATTTGCTTATTTCAGGTCAAAGTCGTGCATCAGCAACAGGACATCCTTTAGGTAATCAATATTTTTTAAATACAGGTGGACAATGCTGTATTTCAAAAGATTCGTCTGGCAATTGTATTGAACAAGTTGACCGATATATGTATATTAATAGTATACCAGATGGAAGTATTCCATTTATACAAAATGATATGTCTAGTGATTCAAATGCTCCAAAAGGTTTATTGATAGGCATTTTGGAAGATTTAGAGGTTCTTGATCCATTTGCGCTATTTGACGCTTTTACTAGTAGCTCAAACCCTACTTGTATGCAAATAACATTACAAGTAACTGATACTAGTAATAATGTTTCACAAGATACACAATATGTAGCAGAAAGTGATGTAAACAAAATCAGTCCTTGTAAATTTACAGATTCTAAGTATAATAAAACAAATCCATTTAATAACAAGAAATGTGGTGAAGCATTCTCAAATATCAATAATGCGTATTTTGATGAAGACAGTCAATCATTAGATCGATACTATCCAACTGATCCAATAATACTGTTGTATTTTATCCTAATATTTATTCTTGGATTATATATCTTTTACAAAATATCTTATAAATAATATAATTTACTTCTATTTATGTCCATTATTTCGAGTGCGTCGTTTCTTATTTGAATATCGATATCTATATGTTCTACGACGTTTATACTTTCTTCCTCCTTGTACGGATTTTTTTAAATCATTATTTAATGCTGCTGTCTCTGCATCTTCATCTTCATCTTCTCTGATAAAAGATTGTTCCGATTCAGGAAATGAATTTTCAAAGTTGGGAGGGGCTGGTGCTGCTAAATCTTCTGCTGCTAAATTTGTTGCTTCTGGCATTGCTGCTGGCATTGCTGCTTCTGGCATTGCTGCTTCTGGTATTGCTGCTTCCGGCATTGCTGCTTCTGGTATTGCTGCTTCTGGCATTGCTGCTTCTGGCATTGATACTGGTTCTTCTTCCGTCGTTGATTGCGTTGGAATGATCTCATTTACTTGCGATGACGATGCTTTTTCAGGTTCTCCAAATATTCCAAGCATACCCTTATTTTCTTCAGTTTTTTCATTAGAAACATTTTTATATAATTCATTCGATGTAGTAAGTTCATTTACTTTGTTGGTCAAATCTTGATTAGTAACTATTTCTTCTTCTTTTTCTTCATTTCCTAATGTAGGCACAATAGGCGCAACCACAGGAGTAGTTGTATTCGATGAACCAAATAAATTAAAGAAACCAAAACCATTCTTTTGTGGTGGTGCACTTATCACGCTACATTTGTCTACCTCATTTTTTGCGGATTCTGCTCTTTCAACATCGATTTTTACTGAATCAAAAATATTAATGAATTTAACATATAGTTCTTTTGTTTTATTTAACTGTTCTTCGAATTCCTTCCCTGCATTGTAAACTTCCTCATATTTTTTGTTTTTGTTAGATGTGCTACTAAGCAGATCACCAACCCAACTTCCACCATTCATATTTATATTATTTCCTGCTAGATTCTGAGACACCTTAGGCATATATTATAATAAGAAATTATAATATATTATCATTTTTTCATCATTTTGTATAACCAAAATGCAGCTATTGCACCAGCAGTTTCAAATACTATATAAGGAACTATTTGCTCTGTACTAATTTTCTTACATGCCATTAATGCTAAAGCAACTGCAGGATTGTATGCCGCACCTGATATAGGACCACCAAAATAAGCAATAATTGCTAAAGTTGCTCCAACAGCTAACCAATTTTCAGTCGCTAAAATTACAAAAGTCAACAGTAAAGTTCCACAGAATTCAATAATATATGTTTTCAAATTAGTATTCATATATATAATTTATATATAGATTAATATCCTTGCCCAACAATTGCCCCTGAATTACATATACCTCCTCCTGCTGTACATGACTTATTATATATAGAACCTTTCTTTGCCGGTGCGACACAACCAGCGGATCTTGTTCTTTGAAGACGAGTGCGAACAAAGCTTTTATCATAACTCTTAAAACTTAACAATGCGTCATTAGGTAAGCCTTGCTTATATGAACTCTTACCAACTGATCCTCTTTTCAATATTGATGTTCGCATTGAAGAACATATTGGTGTAATATAATTCATATGTCCAGTTTCAGCAGGTATCTGTCTTTGTGTTGACGCTGAGAAAAAACGATAAGGTTTTGTTCTCGCTACTTCTTTTTCTCTCGCCAATGCCTGCTGTTTCCATGATGTATCACATTGAGCATATTGAAGTCTAGATTGCGCATAATCGCCTCCTCCATCTGATGGATAAAACTTTGGCGGATTAGGATGTTTTCCGGGTAAAGAACCATAACTATGATATTGTATGTTACCAGGCGTTTGCGATGTGCTTAATGGTCCAAACGTTTGCGCTTGAACATAATTATTTCCTTGCATTGAAGATGGACTTAGTGTGTAATAAGATGCGTAGTTATTCGACATTATAATATAATCATAGAATAAGTATTACTAAATATTATCTTTTACACTCAAATGAGATTAATACCTTCGAATTGCTTTCCATGCTACTTGCGTAGAATGATTTTCATCTCCTCCATTACTGAGATTATTATATGTCTTTACTATTGCTTTTTGTTTTAAATAAGTTAAATAATCAGAACTGTCGTAAACGTATTTGCCATTACAAGCTGCCGCAGGCACAGCTGTTTTATCGCATGCGCTCTGTATTCCTCCAAACCCGCCTGATAATCCATGTAATCCAGGACGAGATTGAGGTGTCTGACAAGGTCCTCCGCAACTGTAATTTTTTCGACAAAGAACATCTCCCGAGTTGGTTACTGCTCTAAAAGGCGTAATTACACGATGAAGTTTAGATGCCGCCAATTGTGTTTTATATACATTATTCCATGCTTCAACAACCTGAAAACGTTGTTGTTCTACATCGATAAAAGTATGATCATCTGTTTGATTCCATTGAGGAGAAAACCCTTTCATGCCTCGTCCAAGACGAGAATAACCAGGCATACTCATTGAAATTCGAGGTGGCATTCCAGTTGATCCATGTAAACTTACGCTTAATCCAGCCATATATAGTATAATATTATATAAAAGATTGGGATATTGAGTTCAATAAACTCATTTCATCCTAAATAATAATATTCATAATATTTATTATTAATATTATGAATATCGCAAAGTTACTCGGTTCTCTTACAGTCATTTTTCTCTCTTTATTGGCATTAGACTCAATCTATTTCTTCTTTGTTCAAGCAAATATGAAAAATATGATTAGTTCTATTCAGCAGACTCCAATGAAGATTAATTTGAGTTATTTTGTTCTTTGTTATCTATTTTTAACTTTTGCGATTTACTATTTCATTATTAAAGAGAGAAAACCTACAATCGATGCCTTCTTACTTGGATTAACTGTCTATGCAATTTACGAGTTGACAAATGCTTCTATTTTTACAAAATGGAAAAATTGGGTTATTTTAGTAGATTCTATTTGGGGAGGTGTTTTGTTCTCTCTTGTAACGATTATATATCGTTATTTTTACAGAAATTAAATATCATAGAATAATTGGACTTCTTCAATCAAATTATCCGTACGATTTTCTATCCAATAATTTATTTGTTTAGACAACCAGTCTAACTGGTTGATCCATTTCTCTCCCCAACAAGAAGTAAAATTAGTTCCTTCATCACTATAGTTGTGAGGATTAAAACGAATGAATACGATTGGTCGATATCCAAACTCTTGTGATATCTCAATAATATGTTTATTATCATAAACACGATTACAATTTATATTATGATATTTTTCATCTATTTCAATAACTAATATTTGGGGACCTAAATCTAATATTAGAATGATTTGACTTTTTGGAGAATCTGTCATCTTATAAGATATCCATGACAAATCTGGAAAACTTGTTTTTATATGTTTTACAACAGAATGGTATTTTTTTGTTTTACTTGTTATAATTACATTTACCATCCCGTCCAATTTGTGTTCAAAACAGTATAATGTTGTTTTCTCTCCTTCGAAACCAAACAAAGAACGCTTTTTACAATCTGGATAATGGCACATGTTGGAATAATAATATAATCATTATATTATTATTATTAATTCAGTTTATAAATGAAATGTAAAAAAATATTAGAAGAATATTATTATTATACCCCATTTATTGAATATCATAGAACAATTGGACTACTTCAACTGTTTTATCCGTGTGATTTGCCATCCAATAATGTATTTGTTCAGACAACGTATCCAATCGATTGATCCATTCATCCTTCTTTGTCTTCTTTACTACACAAATACCCTGCTTATTCTGTCCCCAACAAGAAGTAATATTTTTTCCTTCATTACTATAGTCGTCTGGATTGAAACGAATAAATACGATTGGTCGATGTCCCAAATCTTGCGATATTTCCATAATGCGCTTATTTTCACAACTACAATCATAATCAGTGTGCTGATTTTCGTCAATCTCGATAACTAATATTTGTTCACCTAAATCCAATAATAGATCAGGTCGTCTCTTTGAACAGCCTCCTACTATTGTCTTATCTGCTGTCCATGACAAATCTGGAAATTCTGTTTTTACATGTTCTACAACCGAAAACTCTTTTGTTTTATAATTGCGAGTTACCGGTTTATCTGGAAACATATTGATATAACAGAAAAGACAATAACCATCGTATTTTTCTGTAACAAGAGTATAACACCAATTATTTTGACACGATTTATCTTTTATATTTATCATTCCCTCCAATTTATGTTTTGAACAATATAATGCTTTAAGTCCTTCAAAATTAAAACCAGGTCCAGTTTTACAATTTTCATGTTGACACCTTTTATTTTTTATATCTATCATTCCATTCAATTTATGGATTGAACAATATAATCCCTGTATTTCTCCTTCAATATTGAAATGAGGTTGTGTTTTACAATTTTCATGTTGACACCTTTTACTTTTTATATCTACCATCCCATCCAATTTATGTTCTGAACAATATAATCCTAATTGTGACCCTTCAATATTGAAATTAGGTATCGTTTTACAATTTGGATGAAAACACATTTGATGTTTCACGTCTATCATTCCATTCAATTTATGTTCTGAACAATACAATGCTTTAAGTCCTTCGATATTGAAAGTAGGTTGTGTTTTACAATTTGGATAATGACACGTTTTACTTTTTACATTTATCATTCCATCTAATTTATGTATTGAACAATATAATGTCGTTTGTTGTCCTTCAAAATTGAAAACAGGACTCGTTTTACAATTTGGATGAATACAACTTTTACTTTTTACATTTATCATTCCATCTAATTTATGTATTGAACAATATAATCCTAATTGTGATCCTTCTGTATTGAAATGAGGTATCGTTTTACAATTTTCATGTTGACACGTTTTACTTATCACATTTATCATTCCATCCAATTTATGTTCTGAACAATATAATGCTTTAAGTCCTTCAAAATTAAAATGAGGTATCGTTTTACAATTTTCATGTTGACACGTTTTACTTTTTACATTTATCATTCCATTCAATTTATGGATTGAACAATATAATCCTAATTGTGACCCTTCAATATTGAAAGTAGGTTGTGTTTTACAATTTGGATAATGACACGTTTTACTTTTTACATTTATCATTCCATCCAATTTATGTTCTGAACAATATAATCCTAATTGTGACCCTTCTGTATTGAAAGTAGGTATCGTTTTACAATTTTCATGAAAACACGTTTTACTTTTTACATTTATCATTCCATCCAATTTATGTTCTGAACAATATAATCCTAATTGTGACCCTTCGATATTGAAAGCAGGTTGTTTTTTACAATTTGGATGAAAACACTTTTTACTTTTTACATTTATCATTCCATCCAATTTATGTTCTGAACAATATAATGCTTTGAATCCTTCGATATTGAAATTAGGTATCGTTTTACAATTTGGATGAAAACACGTTTTATTTTTTACATCTACCATTCCATCCAATTTATGTTCTGAACAATATAATGCTTTAAGTCCATTTTTATTGAAAGTAGACCGCTTTTTGCAATCTGGATAACGACACATTCTTTGAATAATAATATAATGAATATATTATTATTTTTAATTCAATTTATAAATGAAAAATAAAAAATTATTAGAAGAATGTTATTATTATATTATCCTATTTTCACATTATTATTTAATTTTCTGTCAATATTCTGGGAGCAACATTCATTGAGATCAATTCTTGGAATAGAAGTTTGCAAGCATATGGTATTTCAACATACGAGAAGTCCGTTCTGTTATCGCAAGTCTTACAATGATGAATATGTACTTCGTCGTTATACGATGCAATCAAACCGCATTTCTTACAAACGTGAACTGAATATTTGTCTGATACGTCATACAACCTTTCTTTTGTAAACCGCGAGGCTCCATGAGCTACTGTTGTATCTCTCTCCATCTCACCAAATCTTAAACCACCATCTCTTGATCTACCTTCAGCAGGTTGTCTAGTCAAGTTCACCATTGGACCAATTGAACGACTGTGTTGCTTATCAAGAACCATATGTTTCAATCTTTGATAGAATACTGGACCAGTGAAGATACTACATTCGTGTTGTTCTCCTGTTAAGCCATTATACAGAAGTTCATTACCATTTGCTTCATATTTTGCCTTTAACAATTCATCGCGAATCGTATCCACATCTAGATGACCGAAACTTGTTCCATCTCCAAATAATCCTAATGATAGCAATACTTTCGCCAAGATGGTCTCCTTCAATTGAGCAATTGTCATTCTGGAAGGGATAGCATGAGGATTCAATATAATATCAGGACGAATTCCATCCTTGGTAAAGGGCATATCTTCTTCTGGAATAATATTACCAATTGTTCCTTTCTGTCCACTACGACTAGAGAATTTATCACCAAGCACAGGAGGTCTTACTGCTCGAACTCGCACTTTGGCAAAGTTATATCCATCTCCATTGCGATCAATATAATTCTTATCAATATACAATTCTTCATCTGTTCTGTAAATGCGACTCTTATCTTCGAATTTGATGACCTTGGTTGGATCATTTCTATTTTCTTTGATTGGAGTAATCTTTGAAATAATCACATCGCGATTTTCGACCAATGTATTTTCAGGAATAACACCTTTGCTGTTGACTTTGTTATAATTCGCAAACTTCATACCCTTTGTCTTTGTTGGGTCTGGTTTACAACGAATTTCTTCATCACCATTGACTTTCTGTTTGTCTTCATCTTTTTCAGTATGATAAATGGTTGCTTGAAACAGTCCTCGATCGATTGATCCTTTGTTGAACAGAAGAGAATCTTCTTGATTATATCCAGTATGTGTCATGATTGCAACCACAACATTATACCCAGAAGGAATATCGTTGATGTGAATCATATCCATAATACGAGTATCCACTAAAGGACGAGCTGGATAGGTAAGAACATAGGATGTCTTATCCATTCGGTTTTCATAGTTTGTAACATAAACACCGATTGCTTGTTTTGCTTGAGCACATTGATATGTATTTCTGGGAGACTGATTATGTTCAGGGAAAGGAATACAAGATGCGAGAATACCGAAGATTGTGCTAGGATGAATCTCACAATGAGTGAACCTATAAATTTCAGTGTTTATTGGGCGATGAACCCATTGTTTCTCCAAGTCGGCTGGTGTCATTGAAATCAAACAGTATGATTGTTCTTCTGGATCAATATACTCAATAATGGCTTCAGGAAGAACACAATTCGTCAACAGGTCATTCCATTTAACATCACACCTTCGAAGTTGAGGAATAACTGATTTTTTCATAATGAGATGATTATTGTTGACTCGTAGCAATGGGCGAGTCAATCGTCCTGCGTCATTACAAATGCGAATCTCAGCAGTCTTATAGTCGAATATGATAGAAACATATATATTCAGTGAACCTTCTTGTTTTTTGAGTTTCAACATATTATACAATGCAACTGGATCTTCAACGATACCGATCCAACATCCGTTAATCAATACTTTGACTTTTCCAAATGTTTGTAAAGGAGTACAAGTTGACAATTCAATGACGTTCTCCAATACGCATTGATATATTGGCTCCGAGTTGGAAGCAATTGTGATATGCGCCATATATGCAAGATTCTTGACAACACCAACAGATTGACCTTCTGGTGTCTCAGCAGGACATAGATAACCCCAAGAAGTATTATGTAACTTACGAGGAGGAATCAGTTTGCCACTTTTATCTGTCGGGGTAGAAATACGACGCATGTGACTCAAACTGCTGACATAAGTCAATCGATTTAGAACTTGTGCAACACCAACTTTGTTACTATTGATTTGTTTGATTCCAAAGTCGCCGGTGGACAATGCCTTTTTCAATCCATTCTCAATCGTTGTTGATTTGATGATCTTATAAATATTTGTCATATTGACAATGTTCATATATTGTTCAGTCGATTTCCAAGAACCATTATTGATTTCTTTGATAATCTGTTTCTCCATATCTTTCACAAGCTTATTGAAGTAATTGCGAAATAGGTTGTTCAACAGAGAACCAGTAAGATCAATGCGTTTATTCAAATATGAATCACGATCACTAGGTTTGATCCAATCAAATTTGGCTTGTAATATGCGATTTGTCATGTATCCCAAGAAGAATATTTTCTGTGACAGAGTAGCACAATGAGGGAATAAATCATTTGACAGAATATCATTTGCAAATTCCAATTTCTTGCGTTGTCCAGTTTCTCTATCCATATTAATGGGGGTATACATAACGTATCCAGTAATATATTTGATAGCATCTTCCTGTGTTAAGCAGGTATTTGCATCAATGATTGACGCAACAAGACCTTGTAATAGATCTTTATATTCAATGTTGTCAATATCCAATATAATATATTGACAAATTTCCATGTCAGGAATGATACCAAGCGCACGAAACAGAACGAATAGTGGGATAGGTTGTTTCACTCGAGGCAACTGAACAACAATGGGAAATCCAAGACCATTATTCTTTGACGAAACGAAGAGGTTCAGTTGTTTAGGAGAGATACATTTGAAGTCGGGGATTGACTTGATTTCCGCACTCCATGTATATTTAGTGTTATTTTTACTAACATTATAAATATATATTTTGTTTTCTGCTGCTCTTTCTTGTCCCAATACAGTTTTCTCTGATCCGTTAATGATGAAATATCCTCCAGTGTCATATTTACATTCACCAATGCTTTTAGGATCAACATGTTTGTATTGAGATAATACGCATATGTTTGATTTAAGCATGATTGGCATTTTTCCAATATGTATTTTTGGGAGAGTTTTGTAAAAGTTTTGAACATTCTCCAGATTTTCGCCGTTTCGAACAACGAAATGTATTTTAATATCAATCGTCATGACAGAAGCATACGTGAAATTGCGAAGCCTGACTTCTTGAGGGAACATCAGTTTAGTTGCTCCATTATTTTCATGAATCTGTGGACGATACAGATTGAAGTTTTCAAAAGTGACAAATAATTCCAATCTATGTTTGCCCGATGCAATATCAAGATCTTGTTCAGACTTGATATTAATTGGATTGAACATTTCGATTGTTTTCATCAATTGGTATTCAATGAAGTGATTGTATGATTCGATTTGATGTCGAACCAGTCTCTCCAAATGTTGCCCTTTGAAGTAACTTTCGATAATATCCCAAGGGGTTTCAATATATTCTGCTGCAAATATGTCGTCATTCTCTTCGACAGATTTAGCATTTGATGTATTTTCATTGATTGTTGTCATTGTTGATTTTATGGTTTGAGTAGATAACATAATTTAGTTATTAATTATTTCAATTTATTTTTAAATCGTTTCGTCTTTATCTTAATAAATGTTTTTTTTAGTAAACAATAAAGCGAATAGAATGCGAGTAAAGAATTCATTATAATACTAATTCTCTATTATAATGAGTTCCAATAAAAAGACGATACAGATTAATCCAGATTTATTTAAACTTCAAGGTTCATCCAAGTCACGAACGAGAAGTAATAGAGAGAGAAAGAAAATCGAGAAACCAATTACTCCAAATCTATTAAAAAGGCAATTAATAGAGAGAATCAAGGATCATAAGAAGAGGTTAGAACAGACAGAACCTCCACGAAGTAGTGTTAGTAAAAATGTCATAGTTCATGAAAAAACAGATGAATCAAAAGACGACGACGATGAATTTATAATGTCAATGAATTATCTTTCTTCTTTATCAGAGAAATCAGAGAAAGAATCAAATATTGAGTCAAAGGGTATACCAACAAGTATTCCAATTTTTCAAAAAATACAAACATCGACTGCACCAAATGTTCAAATGGTTGATATTGAGTTACATGATGATTTTAAAAATACACATATGCAATTGGAAAACGTTATACCAGCAACATCAATATCAATGTCAACAATGGAAGAAGATGATGATGTTTCACAATATCAACAACAACCGCAACAACAAGATATTATATTAAAATATGAAAGACCAACAGATGTTCCATATGGTTGTTTAAAGAATGGAAGTAAACCTACTTATCGTTCTTGGATGACACATAAGAATGATATATATAAACAACAACCAAATGATAATTCTTCTGTTTTGCTTGAAAGAGAGAAAAAGCTGAATGAGTTAAAAAGTCGTTTTAAAGAGAATGAAATAGAAGAACCAAAACAGATAGAAGATGATAGTCCGGTTTATATTAAAAAGACAATTCGAAGAAAATATACTCTTGGAAAGTCAAAAATATATAGAAAAGTTGGAGTATTGATTAAAAACATACAAACTAGAAAAAAAGTAATTGATTCACATAAAGAATTAAAGACTCATCATGTTAATGATATTAAAAAGTATTTGAGAAATAAAGGTCTTATTAAAATCGGCAATCATACTCCAACCGATTTATTAAGAAAAATATATGAATCTGCTATTTTAACTGGTGATGTCAATAATAGTAACAAAGAAACATTATTACATAATTTACTAAATGAATCGAGTGATCATTTTTAATTTTCTTGATTTAGTCCTCATCTGAGTCTTCGAATCTCGCCTTCTTTTGTGGTTCAGCATCAACACCAATATATGCATCTTCATCATCTTCGGCATCGGCATCTTCTTCCTCATCTTCATCCGAATTTTCATATTCTGGAGGAATTACAAGTTCTTCTTCTTCCATATCTATTTTGGGTTTTTTACTAATAATCTGTTCTACTTCTGTGGGATATTCTTCCTTTTTCTCCTTGTCACCTTTCTTCTTTCGCATTGGTGGTGGTGGAAGTTGTGAGATACCTTCTAAATAATTCTCTTCGGCAACATCTTCTGCTTGTGGCGACTCTTCGAGATCATAATAAGACTTTGCTTTTACAGTATTTTGTATAGGTGCGGTTATTTGTTTACGTTGTTGATATTTCATTGTTCGCTTATATTCATCGGAAGTCTCTAATTTTGCGATAATAGAGACGAATCGATCATTCAATTCAAATCGTTGTCCGATAACGATTGCTACAAAGATATCACCTTCCTTGATAGTATTAAAGTAATCGACATTATAGTGATGGTCTCTTGTAATAAATACAATTGCCGGAGAAGGTTTAATATTTGCTATATCTCCACGAATTCCAGCTTTTGTAATATTCACAGCAATACAAGTAATTTTCATTCCTTCCACTGGTAAACTTGTTTCGCATTCAAATAGAACTTCGAATATGATATTTCCGCCTCTAACTGTTCCACTGGAATAACTGATTATTTTGGAAGATCCTGGTTTGATGAATCCTTCAACCACACATTTTCCTTCATAATCATCTTGTATTTTTTGTCGTATTGTTTCATCAAGATTTTGTCCGATCGAAATGATAGAAATACTAATACTTCGAGTAATCATCGATGGAGCATATATTGCGGAATCGACAACTCCTTTCTTTTGTCTTCTGCTATTAAATTTGGATTTCATTTGTTGCGTTTGCATTGTTTTCATTATATTATTCATTATTATATTTATTTATATTCAATTTTATTTTATTATAGTAATCCAGTCTCTACATATTCATTCAATCGATATATATATAATATTTCTTAGTTATTTCTTACCTGTTTTTTTGAGAGGTTTTGTTTCTGGTTGAAATACGAAATTCATCGTATAATCAACTGGTTTCATATTTACAAATTGTATAAAGTTCTGTAATTCATAATTTAAAAACCATATTTTGTTTTCTTTATTTACTTTTTCATAATACCGAAGTATAAATTCGCATATATAACATAGTTCACTTTCATTTGTATATTTCAAATTGACATATGTAGGTGTCACTTCTAAATAATTATAATATTGTGATGGAGGTTTCGTTGTATCACTTAATTGGTATATTTTACTATTGACAATTTCATTCAATGTTTCGGTCATTTGTGTCTTATTCGTGCTTTTATTACATATTCGACCAGTTGGTGTCCTCTTTACATCTGGTTGTTTTTCAGTAATCTTTGTTTTAAATACCATTATATTATTATCTTTCATATCAATGAACCCGACTAATGAATTAAATAATTTCCCCATGAGGGGTGATAAATCTTCACTTTTTTGTTTCAGCATACGTTGCGAATCACTATAATCGGCAGTATTATAATTTACTTCTGTTCGATTCCACTGAAGAGTATTTGTATCTTTATGAAACATATAATAATGAGGTTTAGCCTTGTAGCTGATATATCCAAATGCGATTGAACCTTTATCACCTGACATGCGTATGAGCAGACTATCGCAGTATAATTTGAGTATTTTTATAAAATCATCGGTATCATCGTATTCATCTATATCTAAACTATATTGTAGTAACAGTATTTTCTCGTCTGGTAATAGATCATCAATAATATGTTCAACTAACATTTGTTGTAATGTCTCTCTTGGAACGGGGTCACTTGCGCTACGAATGAAGATACTATAATTACTTAAATTATACATTACGATACCTAATATAATGTGCTTTTCTATCCAAACCTCTTCTCCGTCATAGACTTTGGGTATTTCACGTATTTCCTTTTCGGTTTTATTGAAAATCTCCATTGACAGATCATATTTGGATTTCATCAAACTAACTAATTTGCCATATTTTGTATCTACATTCGCGCGTTCTACTTGAGGTGATTGTATTTTCAGTAGTTCTGCTGCTTTAGCAGGAACGGCAGCAGGTGTTATATCTCTTATAATATCGATTTTTTCTGGTAAAGCCTTGATTGGTACACTTCTATCATAGAGAGAAATATTCTTGTTATCTAATTCATTTGGTTGAAAGAGATAATATTCACCGATATTTACTAGATGTCCATTTCTCTCATATTTATCTTTAATGAATATATTTCTGTCATCAACCACATGTGTTAACGCAGCATATATTTGAATAATAGAATATCTATTGTGTGGATTGATTCTTTTTATTAAATCCAGTTTTTTGTAGAAAAATCGTTCTTTAAATAGTCCTTTGATGCGATTAATAATAGTATCGATGTTTGCGTTTGCAAATGCTTCTCCATATGTATATTCATTCGTATTCGTCGGTGTAACAGAACTACATTGATAATCACAATCTTCCATATAATCGCAAGTCATACTATATGGACTATCACCAACTTGAAATGGAATTGTTACTTTTGGTTGAGTAGAGAGAATAATATCCAAAGTAGTATTGATCTTTTGTTGAGAGAAGTTAGTCTGGTCATGATTGAGAATACAATCAACTGCGGTTTTCTTCAATAATCTGGTTACGACACCGATTTGTTTTGCTTTAAATTCTGCAACTCGATATATATATACATCTGCCGTTTCTGTATTTTTATCTTTCTCTGATAGAACTGTTCCATGTAAAAATATTTGTACGTTTCTTTTCTTTAAAGGCAACCATTTATGACTCAAATTACGGACAGCACGACCAACGACTTGTTCAATTCGATTCATATTATACCATGGTTCTAATATATGAACTTGACGTATTGCTTTAAAGTCAATACCTTCTGATCCTGATTGAGAGATTAATACCACTTTGATTTTCTCTCCAGAAATATCTATATTTTTCACTTCATCGAAGATATTATCAATATTTGTGATTGCTTTGACATCTCCGTCATTATTAGGAGATAAATGACTATCGCCAGTAATCATGATATATTTTGCTGGTTTAAAATCCGGTCTTTTTGTTGATTCCATTGTTCTCACATCTACTGCTGCAGTAGGAGGTGTTTTAAATAGTGAGTTTGAACCGTATCTTGTAAATCCCATTTCTTCTAATGCTAATGCCATTGGTATAAGTCCACCATATAAGTATTGAGAATAAATGAGTATAATACCCTCTGAGATAATACCTGTTTGTTTGTTATGTATCGTATCACAAATGCTTTTTATCTTTGAACTATACTTGCCGATATTATCTTGATCAAAGAATGCACCATAACCTGCTTTATATTCGTAATTTAAATTTTTATTGAATGACATTACTGTAGAGAGACCTTTATGACCATATAATTCTGATATTCTTACATTGCCATATAATTGTTCGTTTAGTTCAGAATCTTCCGTGTTTACATCAGCGTCCAAATCTGATAATAATTCTTCATCTTCTGCTGGCGAATTCACCCCCTTTGCGGGAGCACCCCCTCCCATTTCATCAGAATTGGCTGTATTCTGGTCAGATTCTTCTTCTTCTTCTTCTTCTTCTTCTTCTTCTGCGGGTATATTTTCATTAGCTTCTTCGAGAGAAGAGTTAGACGAAGGAATAACAGGAGAAGGAGAAGAAATAGCAGGAGATGCTTCAGTCGAAGGAACAATAGAAGAGATAATTGAAGATACAACAGAAGAAATAGAGGATGGTGCAGCAGAAGAAATAGAGGATGGTGCAGCAGAAGAAATAGAGGATGGCATAGCAGAAGAAATAGAGGATGGCATAGCAGAAGATATTTCAGTATTTATTCTCTCTAATCCAGGATATGCGATAATAAGTGTTTGTATCAAAGGTTGTAAAATAGTATATCCAAATGATTCCATCTCTTCTAAATTTTTATTCTGTATATAATTTTGTAATATGTAATTATATACTTCATTTTGATAAGAACCGATCTCCGTCAAATATAAACTGAATGCATGTTCTATATTTTCGGCAGGTATTGGATTTCCATTCATCTTCATAGTAGGAAACAAATATCTAGGATAAGTATGTTCAGGAGAGAATAAACTAGGATATACTCGAAATGGAAATGTATAAGGATTTTCACCCCTAACATATGATACATATCCTGTCGCTTTTTGGGTCAATAGGTCTTCATCAATTAAATCGTCATTATTATCAAAGACATCACTACTTCGAATAATTGATCGTCGATCATTCATATTCATCATGTTTAAAATCCATACCAATTCTTTACAACTATTAAACATTGGAGTTGCCGTTAAAAAAAGTAATCTAAGATTATTCGCATTCTTAACTAATTTTTGAAATGCCTTGGATGCAATCTTATCTTTTCCATTTTTACTATCTGTTATATTTTTCATGTTCTGTATTTCATCAATAATAATCAAACTATTGTTAAACTCTCTGCGTAAATTATATACAGAAATATCTGTCATATCATCTCCAATCACTTCATTTATTCTGTGTGCAAATTTGACATATCCATAAAACTTATAATTTTTCTTAATTAATCTATTTACTTCTTTCACAATCGTGGCACGACTGACTCGAATATTTGTAGGATTGACTTCATTGATTAACTGATTCCCTATTATATTATTCATTGTCCATGGTTGAGTCTTACTCATTTTTGCCTCATCGAATAATTGAAGTTTAAAATTATCAACAACATTTGAAGAAGCAACAATGATAATCTTCTTTTTAACACCGATCCTTTTTAAATATTCTCTCATTTCTTCTGCAATACCAATTGCAGTTAATGTTTTTCCACTTCCTAATCCATGAAATAATAGTAAACTGTTATATGGTGTTTGAAAAGAGAGATAATTTCGGACAAAATGTTGATGAGGTGCCAATTCAAAATCCGCATTGATGATTTTATTTGCGAATTCATCAAAGTTTTCTTCATTTTTTTCTTGACTTTCAACAATTTCATGTAAAGAACCATCATATTTGGTTTCTTGGAATTCTTTTTTCTCCGCGATTTTAGCATTAAAGTTCTTATCATTTAATGTTGGATACAGAAAATCATCTGGTGGTTGTGTTACTGATTCTTCTCTCTCTTTTATTTCTTTTTGAATTAAAAAATCATTACAAGACTTACTGTATTTATTTTTTGATTCTTTACATGATGTTTCAAGAGGAGTTACTTCTTCTGTAGAAATATCAGTAAACAAAAGAGGAGGTTCTATAATTCTTTCATTGATATCATTTTGAATAATAATTTTCTCTGGAATCAGAGAAATCAGAGAAACAGCTGGAGCAATAGGAGAAGGATTCAGAGAAGGATTCAGAGAAAGAATAGGAGAAGGCGTTTTCTCTAATACAGGAATAATCTTCTTTGTTCTAGGTTTTCGTGGGTTTTTTTGAATAATAATAGGTTCACCATTTTCATCTTCTAATACAGGAATAATCTTCTTTGTTCTAGGTTTACGTGGTTTTGGAGCAACAATAATAGGTTCGCCATTTTCATCTTCTAATACAGGAATAATCTTCTTTGTTCTAGGTTTTCGTGGTTTCTTCAGAGCAGTTATATCCATTTATAATTATATTATAAAATATAATTATAATTATCACACACTAAAAACGAACTACGCATATAACAATATCGCATGCATTGTCTCATGAACCTTGCGTAAGACTGTTTTTTTCTCTAAATGATATGGTCTAATAGATTCCATACATTCATCATATGTTTTCCATTCTAATTTACTAACTTCTGCTTGTTGAAACTGTAAAGACCCAGTCGACAAATCATTGATATTGTCGGTATCTGGTTTATACACAGCAATAAAATACTTATGCTTATAAAATTTATGATTTGATCCTATAAACAGTTCTTCATATGGTATAATATTATCTATCAATTGTATTTTTTCGATGTCGATACCAGTTTCTTCATTACACTCTCTCAACGCACAATCTACATCTTTTTCCTGATAATTTTTGCGCCCTTTTGGAAACTCCCATTCTGTCTCTTTCCAATGAGTTGTGCTTTCATCAATCAAATCTTTTAGAAAATATGTTCGGTCATTATAATCAATTCCATTCATTAATAATTCATACTTGATATTTGAATTATTTGCTTCATTCTTATATAACGGATTTACAGTAACTCTTCCCCACATTTTTCTCCATAAATCTTCAAATGATTGTGTCAATAAATTGTCTTTTTCCAAGAGAGACATTTCGTTAATTTTTTTTTGAAGATGATATATATTATTCACGTTATATTTGCCGCGTATAAAGTCAATATACCCGAAACTGTCTTTTCGTCGAATCATGAGATAGTATATTTCCCCTTTCACAACCTGAGTTAAAATGATACCACAACTGATAATAGGCAATTTACATTGATGTAATAAATGCCCGGTTTTTGAACAATTATTACACAAAATCGTTTTATTCATTATATGACTTAAATAATCATCTTTTAGTTTTTAAATTCTTTTATAATTAATTTGTCATAAATAATAGTAGCATTCGGTGCGAATCGTTTTTGTTAAGAGTTTAATGTGTTTCGTATTATATTATGCCTAAATATATAAATCAATCATTTACATCCACATTAGATCCTGCGATATGGGGTCCACATTTTTGGTTTTTCTTACATACAATTGCGGTATCATATCCTCTTTACCCAAACACAATTACCAGAAAAAAATACTACGAATTTATTCATAATTTGCCTCTTTTTATTCCTGTTGAAAATATCTCAAAGTATGTTTCCAAATTATTAGATAAATATCCAGTAACTCCTTATTTAGATAATAGAGATTCATTTATTAGGTGGACACACTTTATACATAATAAAGTAAATCAAAAATTGGAGAAACCAAAAATATCATTGGAAGAGTTTTACGTCCAATATTATGAACATTATAAATCAAAAAATGTCAAATTAATAGAATTCAATAAATTACGTAGGCATATTGTATATATTTTTTTAATTGTTTTATTAGGATTTGTGATATATTATATACATTATAAGTCCTCTTTTTGAGAAAGGTTGAAAATAATATTAATATGTTGGTATATTATAATGAAACATGGTGGAACAGTTATCGAATCAGGTGGATTTGGTTGTATTTTTAAACCGCAAATAAAATGTGATCCACTGCATATAATTGGAAATACCAATATATATGACAAGACAGGTATTTCTAAAATAATGCGATTACAACATGGACTCGATGAATACGATGAAATAATCAAGTTCATTCCTATTTTAAAGACGATACCGAATTATAAAAACTACTTTATTATTTCACAGTTTACGATTTGCCGTCCTGTTAAACTTACTAAATCTGATTTGAAAGATTACGATACAGTGAATTGTTCTTCGTTAAAGAAAAAGGGAATTACAAAAGACAATATAAACGATCATTTGAGCAAATTATTGACATTAAACATGCCATATGGTGGAATAGATCTAGACTGCTATATCAGCAAAAATCTATATGATTCTGCGCGTATCATAGAATTCAACAATAAAATGATTGATTTGCTCGATAATGCCATATTACCAATGAACAAGAAAGGAATATATCACTCGGACTTGAAAGCAAATAATATATTAGTCAATAATGAAAATGGACATTTACGTTTTAGACTAATAGATTGGGGTCTCTCTACTATTTATTTTCCTGGTAAACAAAATGTATCTGTCGAAACAAATTATGGATTCACAGATGATTGGAAATTTATACCCGATGCATATAGAGACCGTCCATTTCAGTTCAATGTTCCATTTTCATGTATATTATTTTCTACAATTTTCAAAGAAATGTATGAATTATTTCTTATAACCAACAAACGAACTCACAAAGATATTCGTGATTTTTTACAAGAATTTGTTAAAACACATATTGAATATCGTGGTTCTGGGCATTTATCAAATTTTAAATCTATTTTCAGTAAAATGTATGGAACACCTGAATTTACAACAACAATAGAAAAATTACATGGTAAAATAGATATTATACAACAAAATGTAAATATAAAACATATTGGATATATTATCGATTATCTCTGTAATATTTTAATAAAATATACGAAAAATGAAAAATTTGATGTTTTAGGATACTTAAATGAAGTATATATTAAAAATGTTGATATATGGGGATTTGTCATGACATTTCTTCCATTAACAGAACAAATAATGCAATACGAATTAATTCAGCCATCTCAAAAAACTTCATTTTATCGAAAAATAATACATACCAGTTTGAAAGATATGATAAATATATTATTAAAATATAGCAGTTCTCCAATCAATATTGATGAATTAAAGAAGGTGTTATTATCATTGAATAAAAAGTTACAACGCTTAAGCAGAGAACCGGTATTATTACAAAAATTAAAACAGCGACAAATACAGTCTCTGAAAATACGTAGTAAAATAAAGATTCTTCGTCGAAAAATGCTTACGCGCAAAAAGAGAGAAAGTCGTCGATCAGGTAAATTATAATAAATTCAATTTAACCAAGAAAAACCCAACTATTATAATGAGTGTTCATATATTCTGCCGTTTTACTTTCTTTATACTGAAACATCTTATACGCTTCTTTGGCATGTAAGAATCGGCCTATATAACCTAAAATCATGATAATAATTAAGACTCCAACAAAACGCATGTTAATATTTTTACTAAAAAATTTATTTACAAATACATAACTTGCGAGATTCAAGAAGATTGTATAAATTGTTATGTTAACTAATATAGATAGACAGATGATTGGTATTAACTTCATAAAGGCAATCCATGACGTTTTTGGATTTGTCGTTTCCAAAAATAGTTTCGTAAACATATATATATATTATAATATTTCTTTGAAACAAATATTCAAAGAAATATACGAGGGTAAATATATCAGTTATTATATGAGACTTGAAATTATTATTATTGCCATTACCGCTGTCTTCATTTATAATGTATATTATGATGGAAATATTTTAAAGAAGATCTATTCATATAAGAAATATTTCACAATGGGTATAATTGCCATTATAGGCATATCGATTTATCTGTTAATCAAACGGGATCCCATGCAATCAAAGAAGATACTTCTTTATGCGAATAATATGATAAAATATATGCCGATAGATAAACAGACGATGAATTTTATTTCTCCTATTATTGATTTCACATCTCCCAAAGATAATAGTGGATTTATGATGGGAATGAACAATAATTCACAATCACCTACAAAAGGTTTCAATGGTAGTGGTGGCAGTGCTACTAAGAGATCAGTATCTGAAACAAAGAAGAAATATGTAGCGTCGCAACAACATTGGAAATGCGGTGAATGTCATCAACAGTTGAACCATACTTTCGAAATAGATCATCGTGTAAGATTAGAATATGGTGGTGGAAATAATGTGGAGAATTTGGTGGCACTATGTAGGAATTGTCATGGAGAAAAAACTGCTAGTGAGAATATGTAAATCATAATATTTATATAATATATACTATTAATGGAAGCGGCAGCAACAGGAGCAAATAAACCCCCGCCAAAGGATTCTGAAACAAAAAATATATTGAACGCAATTGATTATAAAAATCTCGGTAATTATTTTGGTAATCCTGTGATAATAACTATTTTATATTTCATTATTTTAATCAGTTTTATTGTGGTATTATTTTCAACGACATATGTGACGATATCATCATTAATTACAATATTTTTCGTATATCTCTTAATAAAGCAAATATATTATGCGCTTAATGATAAATCAGGTAAGGCTGCAAGTCTTTGGTCATTTGCGTTGCCCATCTTTTTAATTATTTTTACATTGGCATGTAATGCTTTTTTACCGAAAAGTTCAAAGTTTGTCTTAACGAATCAAAGTAACATAATTCAAAATATACAAATGCCAATATATTCTATTTTATATGCTTCAATTATATACGGTATTTTCTTCATATTTATGTTAATATATCATACATTTGACAAAAATAAAATTACATTATTATGCGTGTCATTCTTTTTCATCATATTATCTTCAATGTATATTGTAACAAGATCAAATTTGCCACAAGATGTGACAAAAAGTCAAACAACTTCAATGATGATAAATACACTTGTTTATACACCTCTTGTTGCTTCTTGTATTTATATTATATACGTATTTATGACGTATAAAGGGTTCATACTCAGTGGCTATAATGATATTAAGAACACGTCTTTAATGAATAATATTACACGCGTAATACCTACACCAGCTGCATCAACGATTACGAATATGGAAGAACAGTTGAATAATCTCAAACAATATGATACATCAGGATCAAAATCATCGTCAAAGACAGAATCATTCATGCCTGGGCAGGTTGCGGTTGCCAAAGATTTATCAATATATGGTTTACTTATTATTTATGGAATCGTATTTCTAGGATGTTTCTTTACATTTTTGAATACGACAGCCAATACGAAATATAATTCATTGAATGAGTTGGTTATCATACTGATAAATGGATTTATTATATCGGTTATTGCAGTTTTAACAATGAAAATGACTTCTGCTGGTTTCTCTTCGTTTCAAAATGATTCGATTAAAGAATTAAATAAATCAATGAAAACTGCTGAAATTAAAAGGGGGCAATATTTTGGTAGGTTGGGATTAGAAAATGAGGAATATGGAGTTCTCGCATTGTTAATAGTATATAATGTTGCCATAGCAAATGTATTTAATAATGATTATTTCAGTAAAGATAATGAGATATTTGTCAAGTTTCTCTCTTCATTCATTCCGTCTTCGTATATAACCAAATATGAAAATAGTCTACCAACTCTTAGTATCATAATTACATATATTATTACATTTGCGATATATTACAAAGTAATAATGAAAGAGAGAAATGTAAAGAACGATTCAGACTTACTAATGTTTTTCATTACATTAATTTTATTCATAACAGTAATATTATACATAAATGGTAGTAAATTGGCACAAGGTTCTTCATTGAATAATGGTATTTCGCCTTATATATATGCGATTATAGCATTTGTGATCATTTTCTGTGTAGGATTATTTCTCATATATATATCGACAAAACTGAATATGAATCTCGCGTTTTTTAATATGGAAAAAGATCAGTTGATGCAATCAATTACAGTATCTCTTTTCATCCTGTTTGGTATTTTTTTCTTATTTTCATTGATTAATTGGATCATCCAGTTATTTCAAGTATTTACATTTAAAAACTCAGATGGTTCATCAAGTGTCTTTGGGATTATATTAAATTTTGCAATTATCATCACGTTATTGGCGATTATATACAGAATGATGTCATATAGTAATTTATTCAAAGGGTCAACATTTATAACAGACAGTCCATTATCGCAACTCATAATAGGTTGTATTTTCTATATACCTTGTTTGCTGATTGCACTGATCGATATATTGTCAGGTTATTATAAAAAGGGTTCAACTGTTATGGTAAATGCGATGAAACGAGCATCAACCGGTGATTTGGCAAGTTCAGTTTCTTCATTACAAATTACGCCAAGTAGAACAGATATTATTTTGCTGATTCTTATAGTCTTATTATATCTCATATATTATAGTATTCCATACACATATACATTATTTTCATCGCAAGGTGGACAGCTTCTATTAAAAGAGCCTGTATATACAGATAAAGAAATAGTTTTAGCAACATATACATCATTGAATCCTCAAGTAAATTCGACAAAAAAATCATTTAAACTATTTAATTATGATTTTTCATGGTCGAATCCAGATTATAACGCAACGCAAGTGATTACTCATTCTTATAATTATGCATTATCATGTTGGATTTTTATAGATGCGAATAGCACAGCAAATAATCGAGGCGATACTTTTCATTCTCTTATAAATTATGGTGGAAAACCAAATGTTCAGTATAGAGGAAATGATAATCAAATGATAATAACAATTGAAAAAATGGATGTATCAGGAAATCCAACATTATATGAAGGAAAAAAGTATGATTTAGATGATGATGGAAATTTCATTGTTTATAGAAACAAAAATGTATTGTTACAAAAATGGAACAATATAGTGATCAATTATAATAGCGGCATTTTAGATATATTTATAAATGGTAAATTACAACAATCGTTTAATGGAGGATCTATTCCTTATATGAAATTGGATAATATCACAATAGGAGAGAAGAATGGATTACATGGAGGTATATGTAACGTTGTCTATTTTAGCGATGCATTAAATATAAAGCAGGTGTATTATTTGTATACTTCGGTAAAAGATTTGAATCCTCCTATATTAATGAATTATTATGACAGTTTATATTTAAGTTCAATAAAGGTTGAAAATGCGACAGAAAAGATTGGGTTAAATCAGATTGCGAATTGATAATTATAATGAAATAATAAATTTATTATTATATATTATTATAATAAATGAACATTCGTATGATTATATTTACGACAATTATCATTATCATATTAATATTG